CCAATAATGGTATCTGGTAATTTTAGGAAATTAATTGATTCTTCCCAAGACACTGTAGAAATACCAACTGAAGAAGAAGCAGTAGTTATATCCTTCCCAGATCGTAATATATCCTTTTCTCCTGGTTGTAGTTGATGCTTTAAAAATACTCTTTCAATACCATCAAAATGCCTTTCGTGGAAATATTGAATAGCATCATCCATCAGATTATCAATCTGATCATCATCTACATTGATTTCTAAAACTGGCTTTCCTAGTTGCTTGAGACAGTATTCTTTCAACTCTGCCCTAGAAGATGGTTGTGCCATTTATAAAGACTACTACTATATAAAAATATTTATAAGTATACTAAAAACCAAAAAAATGGTATAATGCAAAATAAACTATTCTTATGATAATATTAACAGGAAGTCGGGGATTTATTGGTAAAAATTTTCTAAAGAAAATAAATGGTCCAGTAATAGAAGTTGAAAAGGATGATGCCTATAGTTTCATTAGTAATTTTGATAAATGGAATAAAGTATCATTAATACTTCATCAAGGAGCAATCTCATCAACAACCGAAAAAAACATTCAAACTCTTCATCACAACAATGTTGCCTTTACTTTATTTTTATTTGAAAAAGCAATTCAATATGGTATTCCAGTAAAATATGCCTCTTCGGCATCAGTGTATGGAAACCAAACAAAAGATTTAAAAATAATTAATCCATTAAATTATTATGCGATTACAAAATTGCAGATAGATTATTTTGTTCAAGATAATTTAGATAAATTTTCAAGTATTCAGGGATTTAGATACTTTAATGTTTATGGAGAAGGAGAAGACCATAAAGGAGATCAAGCAAGTCCTGTTTCAAAATTTACAAAGCAAATTCGTGAGACTGGTAAATTAAAACTCTTCAGGGGATCTGATAAGTTTCTAAGAGATTTTATTTTTGTCGATGATGTAGTAGATGTGGTATTGAATAATAATTCATCATCAGGAATTTATGATCTCGGAACAGGATCTCCAGTTTCATTTCAGGAAGTTGCAGAATTGGTGGTAGAAAAAGAAAAAGGGGAAATCGTATACATCGACTTCCCCGAACATCTTAAAGGTAAATATCAAGATTATACTTGCTCTGATATGAAATGGATTGGTGATTATAAATTTAAGACAATTAATCAATACTTAATGTCAAATTGACGATAATATTCTGTCAATTCTTTACCAAGCACTTCTTCTGGTGGAGTGCTTGTTTTTTGTAACTTATTTCTAATTACGTGAAGATTTTCTATTCCCCAGGCAAGATCTTTTTCTTCTTTGCAAGTATTTTCTATATTATCAAAATTATGCTCAAAATATTCTATATCTAAAAATTTATATATTCTAGATATAGTTTCATTTGGATTATTTACGAGGTCATTATATTCTACCATATGAATATAATCTCTATTTTTTTCTAATGCTGATAGTATTCCTTCTCTTGGATTATTTACAAAATTATAAAAAATATGTTCTGCTCTATTTGTTATACTTATTGGCAATCCCTTGTTTCTCAATGATTTATCTATAGAATTATTTAAAGAATTATTTTTTTCAATTAAGTTAATGAAAGATGCAATTACCTCTGGTACTGATCTATTTGTGCATATTATCTTTGGATTATGTATTTTTTTTACTAAATCTATTGATCCAATCCAACCACGATGCTTATCTATTATGATAGGAAAATCTTCATTTGAATGAAAAGAATTTAATATACCTAAAGTAAGATTTTTGTTTTTTTCTTCATAATTAAATGTATATTGATTATACACTTCTTTTAGTGTTTTTTCGCAAGAAGATAAAATATCTAATAAAGGGCTGGTTTTAGTAGCAAATATTTGAGGATTCTGATTTAGCAAACAAGTAAGAAGAGTTGAACCAGATCTTTGCATTCCACTTAAAAAATATAATTGTTTCATAAATTAATCACCATTAATAACTCTAATACTATCTGAATCAAAATGCTGTGTAGAAAATTCAAATAATTCTGTATCTTCAAGTGCAATCATTTGATGACGAAGACCTCTATAGATGTGATATTTGTCTCCTTTCTCTAATATTATTTCTTTTGAAGATTCCATTTTGTCCGAATCGCTATACTTTAAGAGAATTTTTCCAGAGTGCAAATAAAATGTTTCATCTTTTAACTTGTGATAATGCCAGGAACATTTTTTGCCTTTAGCAAAATAAAGAAGTTTTCCACAATACTCTTCATTATTTACAATCCATTTTTCAAATCCCCATCCTTTTGAAACAAATTTAATCTCCGAAGAATTCATCATCTTTTATTGCCTTGTCATCAATGTATATATCTGCAGAAGGTTTTCCCAAAATTAATTCATGGTATTTACAACCCCAAATATCTAACTGCATTTTTGTTAATGAATAAAATTTTTCTTTTGCTTTAACTGAATCATCTTTATATCTACCCATACCACGAGCAGTAAAATATTTAATTATATTTCCTTGATCATATAATTCATTTATTTTTTTAATTCTATCTAATTTTGGAACACTTCCTTCGTATTTACAAGAAGTGCAATCTCCATTGGTACATATAGTACCATCAATATCAATTACATAAATTTTTGACATCTTCTTCAGTTAAAACATAAGTTCCTGGGTGCTGCACTGCTATTGCCGATGCTTTGTTTGCTAGTAAAATTGCATCTTCAATACTGTAATACCTTAGATAACCATATACAAGTGCTGAAAGAAAAGTATCTCCTGCACCAACTACATCATAAACATTTACCTTCTCTGCAGGATATAATTTATTTTTGTAAATACATCCTTGAGATCCTTTTGTTGCAATTAGATTTTTTAAATGAAATTTATTACTCAAATTATTATATTCAAAATCATTTATTTTGATAAAACAATTTTTTTTGTCTGGTAGACAAGATTTTTTGCTATCAATGAATACGGGAATATCAGTGGACTCAACTATTTCAAATAGTTTATCTGCAGTTAAAAATCCTTTATTGTAATCAGATATCACAATCGCATCAAAATAATTAAAATCTATACATTCCGTTAGTGGTGAAATTTTATTTTCTTTATCAACTCTGAGTAGTTGTTGATTGGATTTTTCATCTATAAATCTTGTCTTTACTATTTTTTCTGAATTTGTTAAAAATTCAACAGTTAATCCAAATGATTTTAGATTATAAAATACATTTTCTGCCATTCCTGCTCTTTTTTCTATTTTAGAAAAAATCATTACAGGAACAGGTGCTTCAGGACTAATCCTTTCACACCTGCCATAAATGTATTCGTCTTCACAACTATCCCCTATCAATAATACTTTGAATGACTTTTGTTGAGGAGTATTCATCTATCCTATCGAAAAACTTTAATTCTTTTGCATACTGCGATCCTATAACTGGTTTATCTTTCCAATCAGATCCTACTACCATTATATCAGGTCTATAAAATTTGACAAGTTCTTCTAGATCTTCATCGGAATCAAATGTCCTAACTTCATCAACGTGATATAAATTTGCTAACATAAATGCACGATCTCGGAGAGAGTTAATGGGTCTTATTGGACCTTTCTTTTCTTTAACTCTCTCATCAGAATCAATTGCAACAATCAAATGATCCCCAAAAGACTTTGCATACTCAAATAATAAAAGATGCCCTGTATGCAGGACATCAAATGTCCCATTAACAAATACTTTTTTCATTTGGTACATAAATTAGTTTTTTTATTTCTGGAAGATACATATATTCAATTTCACTATTTCTTAGTGTGTTAAATGCATCATCTAATGTTTCAACGATAGTATCTCCAGCAAGATTGAATGATGTATTGAATAAAATAGGAACACCAGTTAGCTTATGAAACTCTTCAACTAATGTATAATAATTTGGATTTTGTTTTTTCTTTAATGTTTGAATTCTACAAGTTCCATCTACGTGAGTTATTGAAGGTATAAGTTTTCTTTTATTTTCCCATACATCAACAGCATACATCATAAAAGGACTTTCCTCAAGTCTATCCATATCAAACCATTCAGTGCAATTTTCCCATAATACAGTTCCAGCAAATGGTCTCCACCATTCTCTTTGCTTAACTCTATTGACTATTTCTTTACCATTTTCCACTCTTGGATCAAAAAGTATAGATCTATTTCCTAATGCTCTTGGACCAGATTCTGACCTTCCTTGATAGATTGCAACTATATTTCCATTTGAAATTAATTCTGCAACCTCTTTTGGTTCAATAAATCTTTCGGATTCATTAGATTCCAATTCGTAATTATACTGTATTGGCTGTCCTAGATATAAAGTTTCTAGATTTAATGATTTTGGTTCTATATTGTTTTTTATACACTGATTTATATAAGTATATTTTGAAGATCCTACTGTAATTCCATCATCAGCACAAAGAGGATCAATGTAAATATTAATATTTTTTGGTAATTTTTTTAATAATTTATAATTTGCTACACAATTCAAAAAACATCCACCAGTTAAAACTACATTAGTTTTATTTGTTAATTCCACAGATTTTCTAACAAGATCTGTTATATAATTCTCATAATTTTGCTGTAATTTATAAGAAAGATTTGAAAGTTTTGAAAAATTTTCGTTAATATCTTTAAATGATGAAATGTAAGGATACTTCAAAAACATAGAACATACATCTTTAATATGATTAAAATTTGATAATTTGAATAATGATTCATTTGCACCCTTATTTAAAATCATTGGTTTTATTTCATGATCAAATTTACCATATGAGGACATCCCCATTACCTTTCCCTCCCCATGTGGCCATCCCATAAAATATGCAATAGCAGAATATGCCATACCACAACCTATTCTTTTTTCTTTTTGTACATATTCTGGGGAATTTTCCGGAACTAACTCATTGTTGTAACCAACAACTGTTTTGTATATACAGTTAATATCAACTTTTGAATTGAAATCATATATACTTTCATTTTCTTTTCCATATAACTTATCTGATCCTGCACTATCAACTACTAAACAAACTCCATCATCAAACCCAGAATTTAAAATGGAGCAGTATGCGTGTAAGTTGTGATGATACCGAGAATGGTCTATCCATTCTTTTACTTTTACTTTATTTTTTTCTAGTATTTTTTTATATGGACCAAAATATAAATTATTATTATTTAAGTAACTATAAATGCAATAATCTATTGAATTAGTATAATTTTTTATTAAATCAATTGAATAAGATAATTCGGTATCATGCTTTATATGAGTTAATCGTTCTTCTTTTAAATGAAGAACGATTTCATTATCTTTCAATAAACAAATTGACGCATCATGCGTAATATTTAAACCTAAAATCCACATATTAATTCGGAACTCTAACTATTTTTTGAATTTCGGGAAGATAGAGATATTCAATATCACTTCTTTGTAGTGTGTCAATTGCATCTACGATAGTTTCAACAAGAGGATCTCCACCCAAATTGAATGAAGTATTAAAAAGGATAGGAACTTCACTAATTTTTTCAAAGGCACTGATTAGATTATAATAGTGCTCGTTTTGTTCTTGAGTTACTGTTTGAATACGGCAGGTTCCATCAACATGAATGACTGAAGGAATTTTCTCTTCCACTCCAGGTAAACAATCAACAGCATACATCATATGTGGTGATTCCTCACGGCCAGCAAGATCAAACCAATCATTGACGTTTTCTTTCAGAATTGAACAAGCAAAAGGACGGAAGAACTCACGACGTTTTACTTTGTTTACAATATCCTTACCATCCTTAATAGTTGGGTCAAATAGAATAGAACGATTGCCCAGTGCTCTAGGACCACCTTCGGAACGACCTTGAAAGATGGTTACAATAGTTCCTTCCCGAATCAGTTGTGCAACTTCATCATAAGAAGTATCGGAAACTTCTAGACCTTCTAGATAATCTTCATAGGTTTCTGGATCATATTGAGGTCCATAATAAATTGAAGTCTGAGGACTCATAGGTGCCTCCAGGTCATTCATCTTAGCATAGATGTATTTTGCAGCACCAATTGATGTTCCACCATCATGGGAAATTGGTTCGCAGTAAATGTTAAGATCTGGGAAAGTCTTCAAATACTTATAGTTGGCAACACAGTTTAGTCCATATCCACCACAAACAACAATATTTGTTTCACCAGTTTCTTCGTGTGCTTTGCGAATCAATTCAATCATACGATTTTCAGTATCTCTTTGAACCGCATATGCCATATCTTTTTGGATTTGAGTATATTCACCTTTCTTATGATTTTTGGAATCTTCAAATAAGACAGGGAATCTTTCATAGTTGATACGTGATCCATTGGGATAATTGGGCACAAAAACTTCACGGTTTGCCCATTTACCTCTAAACAACTCTGGAAGATCTAAGTTTTCCTTTCCATATGGAGAAAGGCCCATAGTTTTTCCAGCATCAATACAAGAAAAACCACAATATTCAGTAATTGCCTCGTATGTTTTGGTGAGACCTGGATATTCAGTCAAGAAGTACTTTTCATCACCACCCATATCAAGAATACCAACAGGTTCTTTTGTGCCAAGATGCTTATATACAGTATCGAACTCTAAAGGATACTTTGCCTTAAATATAGTTTCAAACTCGTATGCAACACCCGGGAAAGCATCCCCCTGCAGAAAACTTCCAGCACCATCGGCAATTACACAAGCAGCAGTCTCAAATCCCGAATTCAAAAATGCACAAGAAGCGTGCAATTCATGATGAATAGTATCAATAAAGTGAGTTTGATACTCAAACTTTTTGCGAGATATTTTTCTAATCCATCCTTGATATAAATCTTCACCAGTCCAATCCATTTCTGGACCATGACGATGGGTATGACAAACTACCAAATGATCAATGTGATCAACATACTCAAATACTTTTAATAATCCAAGAAGAGGTGTTCCGTCATGCTTCCATCTAGAAAGTCTTTCCTCTTCAACATAAAAGATTACTTTGCCATCAATAAGCAAAGTGGTGCTAGCATTGTGTCCACGAGCACAGGAAACAATAATACTCATAATTTTACCTCCTCAAGATTTAATGTCGTTTATTTCTAAGATTTGTTCTATTGGTTTCTTTTTATTTGATAATTTTGGTTTTTGAAACCCATTAAAATTTGTTATTGGTAAATTTGATATGGGATTTGATTTCGCAACGTCAAAATTACCAGATAAACCATTCAATTTTAATGATTCGTTAGTAACTTTACTTATTCCTATTTTATCTCTAATTGATTTTAATATTTCTTTAATTTTATCATCGGATAAAACCATGAGATCTTCATTATTTCTATCTCTACACTCATCAAAAGTCATTCTAATTGGACTATATTTTCTTTTGTTCTTTCCATTATCAATGACATAAAAATTTTTTTCATTTGGGTAAGAAATATTCTCTGGGTATGTTGACCCAACTACAATTGTTGACGGTTTATTTAGTGCGTAAGAAATATGTTGACCTACACTATCACACCCCAGAAAATAATCGGCAGCATTTATAATTCCTGCCCATTGAGGTAAGCTAACATTTTGGGGCATTGCTATTCCGAGTTCTTGCCAATTTGGTATTTCTATCTGGGACATCAATATTACACCATAATTTTTTTTCAACTCTTCAATTATTTTAATAACATTGGCAACTTCAAAACTTCTTCCACTTGCATCAAATATAAAATTTCTTTCTGCTTGAACACTACTTCCGAATGGTTGAAAAATAACAATCTTATCTTTTTTTGTTACTTCTCTAACTTCGTTAACGATATTATGTCCTGTAATTTGTTCAGATTTATTTAATTCTAAATTTATTTTTTTATTTTTTGGTACATCTGTTAACTCATTAATAATAATATCAAATGCTTGGATTAAATTGCATTTTTGATTAAAGTATGCATTTAATCTATATGGTTCTGGAGATATAATTTCTTTATCTTTTAAATGCTTTTCAAAAAGATCTTTATGATTTACTGGATAAACTTTATCTCGTAAAATTTTACTACAAGAATACAGTTCATGCCATCCCTCAGAAACAATTACAAAATCTTCGTTTTTTTCTGCGTATGATTCTAATGCTGGCATAGAACAAAGAACTCTCCCTGCACCACCATTAATAAAAAATGCCTTATTCATTCAAGATAAATCCTCAATGGTTTATTATATCAATGTCAAAATTATTTATTAGTGTTTAATTCATCCAATATTCTGGATATTCTTTTATATTTTTATCAAAAATATCCATAATTAAATGAATTCTATTTTCTGTACTATGATTTTCCACACTGTGAGAATTTAAATTATTAATTTCATAAATTTTTCCAACTTTCATATTTTCTCTCATATTACCAACAGTAAAAAATACATCTTGATTTGTCTTAATTGGAATATGCAATCTATGACCTAACTCAAAGTATCTACTTCCACCATCAGTATGAGCATCAATCATACCCTTTGGTTTAAGGTTAACAATTAACGCAGTATAATCTTTTATTTCATAAAAATTTGAAAGAACTTTTAAATATTGATCAATAAAAGGTTTATAAAAGTCAAACATTTCATAATTTACAAATTTAAAGTTATTAAAATCCAAATTTTTTACGTGTCTCAAACGGATTGTTTCAGTAAATCTATGAACCTCATATACTTTCTGTCTAGTGGTATCAATCTTCCAATGACCTTTATCTATGGAATCTAGCAATAAATTGGATAACTCTGAATCAATATCACATAGTTCCTTAATCTCAAATGTCATAATTCATATCCAAAAAAATTAATTTCAGTTTTAACTGCTTGAAATATTTCTTTTCCTATTTTAAACACATTATCTGGAATTTTTTTATCAAAGTTTGTAATTTTATTTTCTTTGTATTGTTTTACTGGACTACTTTCTAAATCTAGATCAAAATCCTTTATTTCTAAATCTTTAAAAATTATATTAATTTTATCTTTATCGTAAATCATATCTTCATATTTTATTACTTTATCAGTATATGAAAAATAATTTTTATACTGTTCAAAAAAACAAGATGCAACGTGCCCACACGCACGATCTATAGAAATATCTGGTCTTAATTTTAAAATAGAAGTAACAATTTGGTATGGATTTCTTACTTGAATAATAAACTTTGAATTTTCAAAATGCTTTTTGAGCATATGTGCTCTTATAACATTTGGGGGGGATTTCTCAACTTTAATTAAATCTTTATCCCAGTATAAATTCCAAAGATTTTTAATGGAATCCCAATCGTAATTTTTTTCTAAAGCAAAATCATGATATCGTTCAGTAAACATGTAAGGACAGTTTAATGCAAATGGATTTGGACCAGCAAATCCTTGTATAAATTGACCCTCATCAGGCAAAGTTGTTGTGTATTTTGATTGCCTTATTTTCTCGTAAAGGATACTAGACCCAGAATTATTAACTGATAATAAAAATAAATGCATAATATAAAATAGTATAAATCATTTATAACAAATGCAAACCATTCCTGCTCTTCCCATATCTCCACAACCTCCATAGTTATTGCTCTTGGATATATTTGGTGCTCCACCTGCTCCGGGAATTTGAAGGTATCCACAACAAGCACTAAAACAAACTCCACGGCACTGCCCACTGTAAGAAAAACAACATTGGGATGTTGATTCAAAACCATAAATTGGTGGATGTATAAAATATCCGTTTGCAGCAGTATCCCAACATGCTCTATTCCATATCCCCCTAATTCCATAAACTAATGCATTAGATGTAGTTGCACCAAAATAACTTGCTCCTGGAACATAAGGTATCTCACCGCAACTAGCACAAGATCCTACAGAACAAAAATGACTTCCACCATTACACATAGTCCAACCAGCATAATTTGAAGCAACTTGTGCCATTCTTCTTGGGTTTCTTCTTCCGTAAGATATTGACCAAATTCCCATTCTTCCTTGCCCACCATTAGCACAGAAATTTATTAATCCAGTTCCTTGTACGTATGAAGGGCATCCTGGAAATCTATTAGCAGCAAATCTACAAGGGTAACAAGCAAGAGCACATCCAGAACAAATTGTATAAGTTTGTCCTGCAGTAACTGGAATAATTACTGACGCATATGCTCCTGTTGAACCAAATGGATTAGAAGAGCAACAAGCACCACCACTGCCCCCACCACCAGCACCCCAAAGTTGGAATCTGGCACAAGTTACACCAGCAGGAACTGTCCAAGAACAAGATCTACCATAATTAAATTGTGCGTTTCCTGCACATCTACAAACTTTAAAACCAGCAGTCCATCCAGAACCAGTAGGAATGCAAGCCCAAAGAGCAGTTTGTGCAGGGTTTCTAAGTAACGATGGTTCTATTGTAGAAGTCCAGCAAGATGCTTCTGGACCTATTGCAGCAGCAGTTGATTGTAATGCTGATACTTGTGAGCACAATGTACTCAAGCAAGTATTGCTATTGGATAAGCAAGTTGATCTAATTGGCACACAAGCAGTTTTTTCTATGCATTGTGTTATTAAATATGCTTCTGCATTTGTTGCACTATATCTTAATACATCCATTTTAATTAACCCTCATGTCCCGGAATTTTTGAAAATTCTACAGCAATATCTAAAGGTATTTTTGGAACATCTCTTGAAGGTATATTTAAATACTTCCAGGGCATTACTAGTTGAGGATTATCAATAATATTGTCTAATTTTGAAAGATATTCATTTATTTTTAAATCAATATCATTACCGAAATCATATTGATTATAGTATTTTAAAATATATTCCTTTCTCTCTTTTGCAATGGGTACTGCTGGATCAAATAATTCTCTAAGTATCTGTTTTAATTCCCACTCGCCTGTATCAAAATTATAAAATAGTTCATATATATCAGTTAAATCCGGATTTAATGGATTTTTATAGATATCACCATTTTCCATCTCAATATCTTCAAATTCATATTCAATAGTAGGATTATCTAAAAAATAATGATTTAACAAATATGCAGCAGCAGGATCTTTTTCTGGATCAATTCGTTTTATTAAATTTGGATCCATATCATCAGTGATCCTTGGTTCAATATAACGAATTGCACCAGAATGCTCTAGGAATACCGTTATTAATTCTGGACCATCATATTTAAAAGTTCCTTGTATTTTTCCGGAAACTCCCTCCACATACAATTCATCTGGTATGGGATAGGTAAACTCCTTTATCATTTTTTTCTGTCTATTTTTGATTATTTATAAAATTTATTGAGTATTTTGATTATTTGTATGAAACACAAACCATTCCCATTCTTCCTGCATCTCCAGCACAGTTTAATGCACCACCGCACTTAAATCCTGCCCAACCACCTGCACCTGGTATCTGCATAAATCCATTTACAGCAGCTCTTGAACAACCTTGAATGTCATTGGTGGCCAAACAACAGGTGCAGCAAGAATTTGATGGGAAACCATAAATTGGAGGATGTCCTACGCAAATACCACCACTACTATTTACACCCATCAATCCAAATGAACCTCTTATTCCATATACTGTTCCTCCTGTCGCAGTTCCAAAAAATGTTTTACATGAAGAAATCATTGGCATTATATTATCACCGCAGGAATTAACTAAAGCATTATAGTTCCAACAAAAATCTGATCCAGCATTACACAAACATCCAAACATTACGCAGTAACCACAAGTTGCACCAATTATACCTCTAGTAATTGCTTCACAGAACATACTACCTTCACCACCTTCTGCACAGAAATTATTTAAATTGCATCCGGTTGCACAAGATGGACATCCATCAGCATCATTTTGTGCTCTACAAGCATAACAACAGTTGGCACATCCAGCACAAAGGTTGTACGTCCATCCTGCAGATACTGGTATTATAACTGATGCATATGCACCTGTTCCTCCAATAGATGATCCACCACAGCAGCAACCAGAACCTGTCCCAGCACCTGCACCCCAAAGTTGGAATCTGGCACAAGTTACACCAGGAGGAACTATCCATGTGCAGGAGGAACCGCATCTAAAGTTTCCAGAAGTGTCGCACACTTTAAAACCAGCAGTCCATCCAGTTCCTTCTGGTATTAAACACCATACATGTGCTTGATTTGGTCCCGCATTTGCGACTAAACCTACAGCATTTGCTGCAATTTGTGATTCCGCACAAGAACAGCAAGCAAGTTGTGTAGTAATAGAACCTTGAACAGCAGTTATAGATGAATTAAGATTATTAATACAAGTTTCTAATCCAGCAACTGCAGTTCTTGTTGGCTTAATATTTGCATTTAATGCATTATATGCTAAAACATCTATTGTCATTTTTATGCCCTCGTGACTGAAGTTACATCACCGGCAGCATCGTAGGTGATTGTTATTGTGTAAGAAGAAGATCCTATAGTTTCAACATAACCAGTAATTTTATTTTCAACATCATATGTAATACTTGACAATCTCTTATCCCCATAAGTAACAGAAGTTACTCTCCCATTACCATCTAATGTCATATCAGTAGAACGAGTGTATGGTCTTGTTCTAAAATTATATGCTTCTTCGTCGGGATTTCTATATGGAATATTTCCAATATATCTTGCCATTTAAGTTTCCTCCTTACACGGTGGATTGCTCAATTCCATATAACGAAACTGAAGTATTGGCATTACTTGCAAATACTACAACTAATTTACCAGCCTGAAGTGAAAGACCTGTTCTTTCTAAAACACCAAGTGGTGGTATAGTAGTATCAAATTCAATATATTCACTATTTTGTGGGGTTGCTGCTGCTGCTAAGGCAATACGAACCGTAACAGCAGTAGCACCCCTATTAACCATACTGATATTTGCTACAGTATGTGTATTTGCAGGTACAGTGTAAATAGTTGTGTTAGTTGATGACAATGGGGCAAATTGTCCTAAAATTCCAGAAGGCATATTTATTCATCAATTAAAGTTTTCCTTATTTTTATTTATAACAATTACGAAATACCCATAAAGTATGAGAATGTCCTTGTTCTATCAATACTATCAGTAAGTTGTTTAGATGTAATTCCATCAAGAAAATCAGCATTCAAGTTTGTAACAACAGTAGAAGAACCAACTGAAATTGGAGCAGTTCCTTGAGCAACGTTAGATACAAATCTAGTTGCAGTGACAACACCACTAACTGGAATACCATTATTGAAGGTAACATTACCAGTAAAAATTGGATTAGTAGTTTGATTAAATGCACTTCCATTACCAATAAGAATTGCACCTATTGAAGGAAGACCCGTTAATCCAGTTCCACCCTTAGTGATTGGAACGGCAGCAGATAAGTTAGAAGGATCAATATAATATGCTGGGGTTTGTCCACCAAGGGTTGCTGCATCAACATCACCTGTGGTTGAATTCTTTATGCTTACTGCACCATCAGCACCAATTGAGAATGTTGACGATTTAAATTTAGCAATTCCGAGAGTTGAGAATAAATCAACGGAAGATGCAACACGATTCAGTTGAATATTAATATTTCCATAATATGTGGTAACACCAACTCCTCCTGGTGGAGAATCAAAGGATGTTGCGGTTACTGTCATTGGTTGTGTTGTTCCAATACCAACACTCTTAACAACTTTTAGATATGCAGAGTTTCCTGCCAAGAAAGTATCTTGTGATGCAGATCCAGAACCTAATCTAGTTGGAGAAATTGTTCCGGAAATAATATTTGCAGCATCAATATCAGATTTAGCAAGCAAGGACCAATTTTCTTCCAATGCAGATGAAGTATTAACTGTTTCAGAATATCTTACATTTTGCTTTGTAAGTGTAAGTGTTGTTCCAACTCCTTCGGAAGTAATTCCTACGGGATTTAGAGTAATTCCATTTGCCGATTGTGTCGCATCAGATTGTGTTGTGTGGAATGTAAATGAATTTGTAGTTGCTGAACCAACATAGTAGAAATTGTTAGTTGTTATTCCTGTTGGTGTTGATCCAGATACTCTAACAACATCTCCTGTAAGGAGTCCGTGATTTACAAATATTAAAGTATCTTTACTTTCATTGATTGGGAATCTATCAAATCTGTGAGTTCCACTTCCACTTGATGTCAATGAAATTGGAGATGATACAGCATAAGTATTATGAAACTCAACAGAACTCAGTCCAACTCTCTTAATATAGTAAGTGTTTCCATCTATTAGTCCACCAATTGTATTCCCACCATTACTATTATAAATAACTGGATCTCCATTCGAGAATCCTGTTTGACTTACGACAATTCTATTATTGAAGAAGTCAACACTACCACCAGTATTAATATCTGTTGGATCAAATGTTCTTCCAATTCCAACTGTTATATTTGTAGAGATTCCAACTGCATCCCTATCTTGAATATAATCGGGAAGTATAGTGGTTCCTGGGAACTTTTGGTTATTTGTAAGTTTTAAATAAAGACGAGTTTCTACATCAGAAACAGTAATAGAGAAGTTTGCACCACCAGACCTTCCACCAATAGAAGAAGGATTTGCAGTCAATAAGTTTCCAACGGCATAATATCTACCACCAGTGTTGATAGCAACATTAGAAACTGTACCAGCAGCACTAACTGTAATTGTTGCAGTTGCACTAGTTCCAATTCCAGTAGTTGAAGTGAGTGTAACTCCAGTATAAATTCCAGCTGCCAAATAACCAGAACCACCAGTTAAAGTACTGAACTGGGTAAGAACACCTTTAACTAAACCAGTAGTTCCATATGCAACAGAAGTTGGAGCAGTAACAATACCAATAGAAGATGCCTGGGATAATGAACTATTTACAATATCGCCGTTCAGGAAATTATAATTTCTTGTATCACTATCAAGAATCAAATATTCTTGAACAGTATCTTGAACAAGTACATATGAATTTTCTGGTTCTGCAACAGTATCACCTTGTCTAATATTTCTTGCTGGAATAAAATTAACTAAGGATGTTTTTCCTCCTATTGTAGTTACCGTAATAAAGTTTACAACTTTTGGTGGAATTAGATCAGCATTAATTTGACCAGATGAATTCAGTTTAACAATAGCATTTGGAATTGCGCTTGTACTTACATTTTGGTCAATAAAATCACCAAGTCTGTTATTTAAAAATGTTCTAACTGCAAGCTGTGTAGAAACCCTTCTATTTTGTGGTCCCCCAATCTCTGTCTCGCCTAAATTAGTGTCTATTGAGAATTCTTCGATGGCAATACCACCAGAAAGACTCAATCTCAATGAATCTAATTGTCCAATAGTTACCTTATTGTTAAAGATAATATTACCAGTTCTGTTATATGCTACAATAAAATTACCAATCTTAAAGTCACCTAATTCATTAGTTCCAGAACTATAAACTCTTCCACCTTGCTCAAATACTTGCTCAGTTTCTGGCCTTGTTTTTCCTCCATTTTGAGGCAAAGCATTATAATCGGTTCCAGAACCAGAATATTCCCAAGTATGTGATGAAGAGTTAATAATTGATGGTCTATGGAAATGTAATTTATATGTTTCGGGCAAATCTCCAATATTTGGGATAACATTTCCTGGAATTGTTGAGTCTACTTTTGTTGTAACTGTATAATAAGTTGTAATCCCAGAAACAGAAGTAACCGCAATAGAAACAGGAGAAGCATTATGGTCTTGAATTGCACTTCCAGATGCAGAGAATAAATTTCTTACCCCTGATACTTCTTCATTGGAAACAATTAGTGTTCTTGTTTGTGGTATGTAAGTTAGTGCAATACCAACTGCTTGTCCACCAGTAATAGATTGTGTGACCTGTCTTCCGGAAACAAATTTTAATGATGCAGTAGTTGAACCAAGTCCAACTGCTTGATATGAGTTATGAGCACCAATGATTTCAAAGGCAAAGAAATCTTGATTGTTTTTGGTGAATGTATTAATTCCAACAAAAGTTGATCCAAGAGAAACCAATCTTGTTAAACTATCATCTTCATATAACTTAAACTCACTGCTATCAATATATAAAACATAATATTGGTTTCCACTTACTAGTCCATCTATTACTTGTTTTGGACTTGCATCTTCATTTCCAACATATACAATACTTTCTCCATTTATGAATGGATGACCAGGAATATTAAATGTAGATGTTGCAGTGTTTACTGATTCCGAAACATTAAATTCTTCAGTTGTTACAAGTGGTTTGAAATTTAATGTTACGTCATTATTATTATTATCAAAAAATCTTAAAACATAAAGATCTTGATCTGATCTTCCAAGTCCAACTGTTTTGAGTGTTTGAAGTCCTCCAGAAATTCCAGTTTCTGCAATTCTTCCTCTATCAAATGCAAATGAATTTGGACTAAATCCAGTGGATCTGAGAGCATATAATCCAAAGTTAGTTGCCGAGTTCGTAATTGACAAATAACCACCAGATTGGGTTAATGAACCATAACGACAGAAGATTTGGAAACAAGAAACTACCTGTGCATATCCATCATTGATAGTTCTCCAACCAATTCCCCCGAAGGAAACCATTGTAAATGCATTAGCAACCATTGATTTACCAAATGTTGGCACATCCCCTTCTGGTGGCTTTTCTGCTTCTTCAGGAATTGCTGGAATATTATTATCCTGAATCTTAGAACCATCAACTAAAATACCATTTCCTCCCAAGAAAGAAAGAATAGAGCAATTTTGGATGTATGGTGATTGTGTAACTTTTGCCTTTCCTAATCTGGCAGTTCCACCACCATCATAGAAATGCTGAACCGTTGTAATTCCTGCTTTAATTGTGAACTCAACTGGAGATCTGACAGAAATAACATCAAAATCAACTTGTCCACTTGCATTTGCTTCAGGGTAGAAGAAAGTTGTTATTCCAGAATCATAGGAACAAGTAAATCCAAGTCCAGATAGTCTTACAACTTGTCCTTTAATTAATTGATGTTCCCCGTCTACAGTAATTGTAGTAATACCTGTCGTATTATTATAAAATGCAGAAACTACATTTAAGACACTTCCTGCATAACCAACTCTTGGAGTTAATGTATCAAATGGATCATCAAATGCAACAGCATAATTAAATGTATGTTGAGGAATTCCATCAACAACATAATCTTTCATTGCTATATTTGCAATATAGCAGCCATTTCTTACACGGAATAAGTCCTCTCCTGCATTTAATGGCCTTATAACAGTATTTCTTAAAGAATCACCGACAACAGAAATTCCATCAGCAACAATTATCGGATTGTCCTCTATATAATCTCCACCTTCTACAAAAACTGTAACTGCATCTAATGTTTGTGGATCTGGATATGTTTTTGATGGGGCAAATCCAACACCACCAGAAATAACAGTTGTTACAATACCAACATAAGAACCAATTGCTGACCAAACATTAGCACACGAGAATAAATCATAATCTTCTCTGTTTATAGAAGAATCGTATGCTAGATTTAGGTCATATTGTTGAGAAACTACACCCTGGTATGTTGTTGGAACAGCAATGTTGTTTATAATATATCTTGAAACTGTTATAATATATTGGAATGCATTTACTGTTTCAGTAACTTCTCCGGCAACGGCATTTACTGCACCATTCCAATATGAAAGTGCAGCATCTACAGTTTTTGAGTTTCCTCCATATTTAAGATCGTGGACTATTGCATCAACAATATATCCAACATCTCTTGCACAAGTTGTTGAATCATAGTCTGGGTTGGATTCTATGTTGGTAGTTGCTTCAATATATGCAACAACCTCTGCCTTAATAAAATCTTTATTTAATTTTAATAAATTTGCACCATCAATAAATCTTCCTGCAGTATTATTTCTTAATCTTTGTGATGCAAGTTGAAGACCTTTTTTAATGGTTTTTACTGGAAGTATTCTTCCATCATTTGCATCATCACCATCTATATCAGATACTCTGATTCTAGATTGAGCTCCTCCTCCTCCTCCTGCTCCAAAGGTAAGATTCCCTGCCCCATCCGTTGTAATTACCTGTCCCTTTTGTCCATCAGTAATTGGATAATTCAATCCACTGATGATTGCTGACTCTAATGTAGAAATTCCAGCAACATTAAGGGCACTTAAAATTCCTGTTTTTCCTTCAATTCCTTTACTTACAAATAAATCAGAACTAAATCCAACAAACCCATCAACACCTAAACTTTGACCAATACTAACACTTCTTACAACATTTAGTCCATCATTTAATTGTGCAAATTGTTCTACATCAAGAGTCCCTCCGATTTCTGTATTTGATGCAACACTGAGAGTGTAACCAATTGCAACAGAACCACCAATTGTTGTATCTGAACCAATTCCTGTAGTTGATGCTATGGAAACCGAACCACCAATTTCTGTAGTCCCACCAATACTAACATTTTCACCAATATCAGCATTTCCACCAATATCTACATTATATCCTACTGTTAAATCATAACCAATTGTTGTTCCCCCACCTACAGTTAAATCTGAGCCAATTCCTACAGTATTAGAAACAGTAAGATCTGAAGATAATCCAACAAATCCAGTAACAGTTAGATCTTCCCCTATTCCTAAATTTTTTCCAATAGTGACATTGGAAGATAAACCAACAGTACTAGAAACTGATAATGTATTTTCAAGTTGAACAAAACCTGAAACTAATAATTGTTGATTAATTAGAACAGATCCGTTTATTGTCCCCCCAATGGAATTTGAAAAATCTCTTTTTAATAATTCAGCACCACGAGGAGTAAATCCATCATGGACATGAACTGAGTTATTTGTAGTATTTACTGTAAGTTCTCCAGAGGCTCCAGTAAAGGTTGAGTGCTCTGCATCTGTTCCTCTTCTGAACTGTACTCTTTTAGTATTTGCCATTTATCAGCAGACATGGTATTTTTCTATATTTTTATTTATCATTTATTTTAAATGCGATTTTTAATTAAATTATGAATATTCTAGTTTTCTTAGGTTGAACATAATTTTTCTTTCTATCTTGTGATTCACCAGCAAGTAATACGTTGATTTTGCCGTTATAATTAGATCTCGCAAAAGATTCGAAGGTATTTCCAAAAATTCTAAGTGCTCTTTGGGATACTTTATAATCATAAAATACAGATTTTCCTGTACTAATGAATAATCCAATTGTTCCAGAACCACGGAATGCTTCGGTATTTCTTTCTTGTGCATTTCCAGTAAATTCAAATATTGTTGTTACTAATTTTGGTTTGAATGCAACAATAGACTTAGATTGTACTGCAGTAATAAGTTGTCCAAAACCAGTATAGTTACCCTCACCGAAGGATTCTGATGCAGATCCAGTAACTTTAAATAGATTTGTTTGTCCTTTAACAACAGCAGTCTCTGAATATGAAGATCCAATAATAGAGAATATAGTGCCGGAACCTCTATATGCTTCTGTATTTTTCTCAGTTGCAGTTCCAGATACTTTAAATAAACCTTTTGTATCATCTGGACTGAATGAAGCAGATTCTGATATTCCACCAAATCCAAATAATTTTCCTTTTCCTTTATAAACTGTTGGTTTAGATGTTTCCGCAGAACCAAGTGTTTTAATGAGTACTGTCTTCTCAATAGTTCTAATTGAAGAAGACTCATCGGAAGAAATAATAAATGTTTTATTATTTTTATCTGGACGCCCAGAACCTTCAGATATTTTAGTTTTTCCTTGACCAACATATACTGGTTGAGTTCTTCCAGTTCCAGAACCAGTAAACTTAAATAGAATAGTATTTTCTGGTGGATTTGACCCTTTGGATTCTGTTGCTCCTTGGAATGTAAATACAGAACCAGTTCCAACATAGGATTCGGAATTTCTCTCCTTAGCAGAACCTCGTATGTGAATTACTAAATTCTCAAGTTTATACGCACTTGTTAGATATTCGGAAGCACTTCCAAATCCAAATAGATCTCCAGATCCAATGAATGTATAATTTCTACTATCAGTAGATACAGAAGTAACAGAAATTGACCCAGAACCTGGATATCTTGGTCTGATTAAGACTAGAGATTCAACATTGATTCTCTCAATTCCAACACCAACATAAGATTCGGTATTTCTTTGTACCGCAGATCCTCTAAACTTAAATAGAGCAGTGTTCTCTGGTGGATTTGTACCAGCAGATTCGGAGGAACTTACAAATGTAAATAGTGAACCAGATCCAATCTCAGTAGTTGGTGTGATTGATTCAGCACCAGAACCATTGATATAGAAGAATCCTTCACCAATATGAATCGGTTTGAGTCTAATTATTGCTTTGCCATTTACTCTCAGTAAACCAGATCCAGTTTCACGGAACTGGAAGTAAATACCAACCCTACCACTAATATTGATAGATCTTGGTATTCCTACTTCCTCAAATCTTACTCTTTCATACGCAGATACGAGTCTTCCCTTATCGTCTGCATCAAGTATTTGTACCTTTTGATAAACAAAAGCAGAACCAGATCCAATCTCAGTAGTTGGTGTATAAGATTCGGCAGCAGAACCACTGACCCTAAAGAGACCGGATACAGGAAGTTTTGTGCTGAATGATTCAGTTGTACTAGAGAACGTAAAGAGAGATCCAGTTCCAAAGTAAGATTCTGTATTTCTTTCAACAAGATGACCAGAGAATCTGAATAATTCAGTTCCAACTTCAGAATTTGTTTCGGATTCTGTTGAACTTATGAATGTAAATAATGAACCAGATCCAATTTCTGTAGTTGGTGTAATGGACTGAGTAGCAGCACCACTGACTCTAAAGAGTCCAGATACTAGTGGTTTTGGACTGAATGCTTCTGTTGTACTGGAGAAGGTGAATAGAGATCCAGTTCCTGCATAGGATTCTGTATTTCTTTCAACAAGATGACCAGAGAATCTAGTTAGTCCATAAGGTCTTAATCCACGACCAGAAAGTAATCCATAATTGTCACGTTCTAAAGTTAGATTTGGAATATCGAGAATTGAACCATAATCTTCACTAGAAGATTCCAGTTCATTTACAGATCCATAATCAATACCTAACAATTCAATTACAGATGTTTCATTATATGAAACAACAGTACTTTCTACCTTGCTTCCAAATCCAAATACTTTACCTGTTCCAACATAAGACTCAGTATTATTCTCAGAGCTAGTTCCACTAAATTTGAATAGTCCAGTAGAAACTTGGGTATTTGTAAATACTTCAGATTTGCTTACAAATACAAATAGTGATCCAGAACCAACATAAGACTCTGTATTCTTTTCAACAAGATGTCCGGAGAATCTGGTTAATCCATAAGGTCTTAGTCCACGACTAGTAATTAATCCATAATCATCACGTTCAGAAGGTAGATTTGCAACATCAAGAATTGAACCATAATCTTCACTAGAAGATTCCAGTTCATTTACAGATCCATAATCAATGGATTCAAAATCAACTGTAGATGATTCATTATAGGAAACAACAGTACTTTCTGCCTTGCTTCCGAATCCAAATGCTCTACCTGTTCCTACATATGATTCTGTATTCTTAAGGTTACTGTAACTGCCAAGAACATTGATAGATCCAGAACCAATATAAGGTTCTTCTGTAATACTTTCTAATCCATTAATAATTCCAAATACTATACCTGCTCCAACATAATTTTCTGTATTCTTCTCAACAAGATGACCGGAGAACTTAAAGAGACCAGAAGAAGGTGGTTTTGGACTAAATGCTTCTGTGGTGCTGGAGAAAGTAAAGAGTGATCCAGTTCCAACATAAGATTCAGTATTCTTGAGATTGCTATATTCTCCACGAATCCTAAGAAAACCACGACCTATATGAATTGGTAACACAAATACTTTTGCATTATCAAATGCAAAGAGTGATCCTGTTCCTACATAATCTTCGGTATTTTTTTCAGTTGTTGTGCTGATTAATTTTGTTAATCCATAAGGTCTTAATCCACGACCTACTACGAATCCATAATCATCACGTTCTGAAGTTAGATTTGGAACATCAAGAATTGAACCATAATCTTCAAAAGAATCTTCTGGTAATGTAATTAAATTATAATCAATTGATTCAAAAGAAACGACAGAGGAGTTGTTATATGAAGAAACAACTCTCTCTGCCTTACTACCGAATCCAAATGCTCTACCTGTTCCTACATAGGATTCTGTATTCTTTTCTATTAGACTTCCGTTAATATCGGATACAATACCATATCCAATATGTGATTTATTAATATAAACGTCAGATTTTCCTTGAAACAGGAATGTAACTCCCTGGATCTCGGATGCCCTAGTAATTGAATATATTGCGGAAGATATGATCTTCCCTATAGTTCCATTTGCAGAGGTACTTGTTTGGGTGATAAACCCATATGTTTCGAATTCCATAGCAGTAGATGCTATAGATCCATAATCATCATCTTCTACGGGTTCATCCTGTAAGTTACCAAAATCAAAAACCTCCAGATAAGTATCTGAAAATTCATTATATCCATAGGAAAATCTTTCAAATAACTGTTCCGAAGATGATGAAATTCTAAACAAATTTTTATTTCTCAATCCAAAAACAGATACAACCTCATCAGAATATTGGCTGATTTGTTGGTCAGCATATTCTAATATTTTTGGTAAAGTTGAACCCGATGAATATGAGAAAATTGCCATCAGTTTATTTTATATACCTCCATTTTCGTCCAAGCCCCGTCAGCAGTTCCTCTAATATTTTGACTGGTTGGGTTTGATGTATAAACAGTAGCATCAATATAATCTGTTGTTCCGTTCATTGTAACAATACCACAAGCATTCATAGTATAAGCAAAGGTATGTATTCCAACCTGACTTAATGCAAATGTATTTCCATTTTTTCTGATTTGAATATTTGTTTGATTATTTGTAATTGTTCCCTCAAACCAGTTCACCATTAAATCAACATGATAAGTTCCTGCAACGGTTGGTGTAGTGCGAGTTGTAATTCCACTGTACCAATTATTTGGATCACTAACTACAGAAAATCCAATTAAAGTATCAGAACCGTTAAGAGCAGTTTGATCTGTTGTTCTTGCAAGTTTTACATAATTTGGAGATTGAAAAGAAAATACATCTCCAGCAAGTTCATTTATAACTTGACGTTGCTCTTCAAAAGTAGAATTTATACCGACGTTAAGTGCTGGCATATTGACCTCTTATAAACGATAAAAATAGGAGGGACCGCTCTCGCAACCCCTCCATAATAAAGATATCGTATTCAATAATCAGTCGAGGCTGATGTTCAGAGTGACCTTAATTTGGTCACCATTGTTTTGAATGTTGTAAGGACCATTTGTGAATCTTTCTGCGAAGAAGATGCTGCTGTAAAGAGTCGATGCACCAGTACCGTTTAGTGCTGGAGTAGTTATAAATGTTGTTGAATCAGGAGTTTCAAAAACTGCGTATGTGGATGAAGTTGTTGTAGTATTTCCTGTTCCTGCGGCAATGTAAATAACATCACCAGGAACTAGTCCATGACCAGTTGATCCAGTGCTCACAATACTTGAGGAGAATGTAACTGTATCACCAGTCGCAGACTGAATGTTATTTACTAGAGCATTGTTTAGATAAACAATTCTGCTCTTTTCATCAATACCAATTACTTTAGTATCTGCTGGAATTGCGTTAATTTCCCCAATTAGATTGGAGTGAGTGATTCCCATTCCGATTGTCACATCTTCTGCGACATTCTTGAAGAAGGTTGCTACACCAGTTACCGAATCAATATTTGCCTTATTGACATATACAGTGTCAGTAGTAAAACCAACTACTCTTGCTTCTGGTGCAATTCCACTTCCAATTACTCTTTGGTTGGTTGTAATACCAGAAATGTTATCAACAGTAAATGCATAGTCACCAGAAGTTCCTGTTGCTAGTGGTTCATACTTTGTCTCAAACAAAGTGATATATGATTGTGCAATAACACCAATAGTCTGAGATTTTGCAACACCAGCATTTACGGAAATTGTTGCAGCATTAGCAACACCGTGAATTTGAACTGGCATATTATTTGCTCTTACCAAATAGTAACCATATTGCTGGTTACCTGCATCGGTGAAAGTAAATGTTTGCTCCGGATAAGAAGCAGTTGTTGTACCCACACCAAATTCTAGTGCTTGTCCAGAGAAGTTTCCTGTGTTTGGTACTGAGAGAACCAGGGTATTTCCATCAATTGCACATACGGTAGCATTTGAACCAACGTTTCCACCAGAAACATAATGTCCAACTGCGATATTTAAAGTACTAGAAACAGTAATTGTATATTCACCAGTAGTTCCACTTCCTGTTGTGGATGCAATTGGGCTTAAGATTGTTCTAACGTTCCAAAGACTTCCATTTAATAGAATTCCATACTGATCAGTATAGTCTTGATCCCATCTATTATTGATGCAGAGAGGATATCCATTATTAGGTGCTGTACCATAACCGACTAGACCAGAAGCATCATATGGTTCATAGTATGCTGATTGAGTTGGAACATCTCCTTCTGCTGGAGTTGTGTTGCTTGAAAACAGCTTCAGAATTAAATTTCTAGGAATCTGATGATTGCTATTTACAAGATATCTTAAAGTTTGAAGCTCTCCACTATCTGGTACTAAAAGTGCCATCTATTGATCTCCTGGAATATACAATTAAAATGTTTTATATCTTTATTTATAATCTAAACTTCTCACACTTTTAATTTCAATGTTAGGGTGCATTTAGAAATCCCAGAACAACTTAATACTTCAAAATCAAGAATGTCGCCAGTATTTATAGATGCATTCCAGGTAGTTAAAATATCATCTTTATTTTTGTCTTGATTGATTAAAACGGGAATTTCTCCACCAGTTATTGAAGTAAAATTATTTGGAAAATCTGTATATGAGGTCTTCTTTATATCTATTGCAATTGAACCTGTATCTTCCGATAAAATTGTCCAAGATTCAATTTTTCCACTAACATCTAAAGAAATATATCCTTTACTACCTGGACTTATATCTATTGACCCGTTATCAATCAAAAATACTATAGTTCTTGTTAAGTCTGCAGTGGTTACTAATGCAACCCCAGAAAAATTATTTCCACTAGATGGTGGAATTGTAAAAATAATAGTACTTCCAGAAATTTGATAATCTACTACTGGCTCTAATAAAATATCACCTACAGAAATTAGAAGTTGTTGCTCATTAATTGGAAAATATTCTTCTCCGTTCACATAAAGAGTGAAATTTGTATCAGATCCATTAAATTGACTCGAAATGTCATCAATGATGAGATTATTATATTGTACCTGCTTTAGAGGTATTTCATAGTTTACATCAACTGTAAATCTATCTTGAGAAGTTAATCTTACGTCATAATTTGTCATAGACTAACTCCTGGTGTTACTAAAACACTTCCTTGAACTACTCTTCTGGTATAATTGTTTGGTGATGTAATAACAACATCATAAACGTATCTTCCACCTTCAATTAGAGAAGTATCACTCCTTCCCATAGAAACACTTATTTGACCACCTAATCTATTTGGGAACGACACTGTAAACGGATATGATGTAGATGAATATGTACTTTTTTTAATCAAACTCATACCGGTAAAACCGGACAAATTTAATTTTGTTCCATTCTCATTATAAATTGTAAAAGTACTTTCAAAATCCGTCCCTTGCTCTATTACCAGATTTATTTGCTTCGCAGACATTGGATAATTGAAAGTGGGATTTTAGTTATTTATCTTTTCTAAAAGAATTTTCAGAACAGACTTTATTTCATTTATATCAGACTTTAGTTCTTCTAATTCAGTTTTTTCTTTTGTCTTAAGTGCTTTCATCTTCATATATTGTTCATATTGTAGGTCATCGCAGTTTATAATTGAGTTGGTCTTCTCATCTCTGAAAAGACCTTTATTTTCTTTTACGGGTATCATATTGTCGCCACAACTCTTAGGTCTCTAAGCAATGGCGTCACTGCTTGATTTGTTCCCGTCATTATAATTTTAATTTGGTAACCATTAAACAATGGAAGATTTTTTGCTGTATATTCATAAGATCTAAAATCATCCAATGCTAATGATTCGGAAACAAATTTATCTGGCAATCCATTATGTTCTTTTGGATCAATAGTATTTCCAAAATCGTCAATATTATTATATCCGGGGAATAACTCATAAAGTTGTTGATCATCTGGAGTGTCTGGTCTTAATATTCTATAAAGTACAATAATTTCATTGGAAGAATCTCTGAACGCATCAAAATAAACTTTTAAACTATCAGCATTTTTTTCCAATCTAATTACTTTAGAAATATAAATTGCAGCATTTGGGTCATCAAAAAGACTATTTACTCTAGAATCTGTTGTGTAATTTGTTATTGGGGAATTAATTCTATTCATAGAAGTAATAATATTAATTCTATCTAAATCAATTATTGGAGAAACTTTGCTATCAGTTGTAGAAAGTTTCAATTCCATAGTAAATGAAGTATTTCCTTGATTATTTGATAAATTCTTTTCGGAGTTGACTTTTGATGCAATTAATCTAGGTGTTGGTAGGAAATTATTAGAATTTAATGATACGGGGATATATGACTGTTCAACAAATGAACTTTCATTACCATTAATACTTGAACCAGAAACAGTTCTTATTTGTGCATCAATAGATGTTGTTTCTGGAGTCATGAATTGAATATTAGGTCTAATAATACTATATGGGATATTTTGAGATGCTTTTGGTCCTGATAATGTATTAGATCCAGTTGAACCTAAGTTTGATTGGTAGGTTCCTCCTGTTTTTGTCTGATTGAAGTATAGTCTAGGTGTTCCAAATTTTCTATCCTTTCCGGATTTTGTCATATCAAGTTTTACATGATAACTATCAAGTTCAATTGGATACTTATTTAAATCTACCTCTCCAAAATAGTGAGTTTTGTTGATTCTTCTAAGTGATACTCCATTAAATTCATACTTAAATACTTGAGATCCAACTGGATGTGAATTTATAGAAAGAGTTGTTCTTGTATTTGGACTTACTGAATCAATAATATCAATACCTCTAGTTATTCCACTCAATGAATTTGTAGAAGTATTAATACCAGTATATCTAATTATTTCATTATTTACTTTAATATATCCTGGATTGTCCGAAGAAATACCAATATTTTCAAAATAAGTAAATATACCAACATTTGCTAATTGTATATCTGAGGTAGAACTTTGATTGTATTCTGCAGTTAAAGTTGATGGAGGAATATCAGATTCAATATCAAATAAAGTTACATAATTTAAGTCCGAATACATTCCATGGTTATTATGATTTACTTTTAGATGCAATCCATCATCAATAGTTTCACTATAGACAACAAATCCATTTGTTACTGTAGTTATAGTATTTCCAATGCCAGTATATTGAATTTGATTTAAAACACCAGAAGTATTAATATTATCTTGAACATTTTCAATAATCATAGAATTGAAAGAACTCAGAATTCCAACATTATTTGGAATAGACAATATTAGATTCTTTCCAAATCCACCAGTATACTCGTTTTGTACTGTCATTGTATCACCAACAGCATATCCAGTTCCACCAATAGAAACTGTAGCAGCAACAGCAACGTTATTCTGGATGGTTAAATTAACTCTTGCACCAAATCCTCTTCCAGATAAAGTTGTTACTGGAACACTACTATAAGTCTTATTTGCAGTATAAGCAGAACCAACATTAGTTATTGCCAATGTTGATCCAATACCAACTGAACCAACTATACTTACTAAATTGCCCGAGAAATCAGGATAGTTACTTTGATACAATTTAACACCAGGGGTTAAATTATTAATATCAAATTGACTCATACTTTGTGCTAACCCAACAAGAATTTTTTGTGAATAAGCAACTACTGGATTAGTTCTAAGTGAAACGATTTGTCTATTTCCAATTCCTAGGGGTGGATTGTAGAATCTAACTATAGCATCATTTGTTGTAAAGTTTGCTCTATAAAGTGTAAACTTTAGATCCTCTAATTGTGATGCATCCCAAGTAGATGCATTTTGTGATTTAAATAGTGATCCAAGTGTTGGTTGTCTAGAAACAATAATTCTTTCTGATTCTGGTCTATTCTGAGAAGTTACATCAACTTCAGTCATTCTAGAAATCCATACATTGTATGAATCTGAGTTTGACAACAATACAATTGCATATTCACCACCACCCTCTAGATAAACTGGTGCTTGGAATGTAAATGTTGTTGGAACAGTAGCATCATCAGATACAGAAATTTGATCTGGTTCTAGTGATACTTCAGAGAAAGGTAAAATTTCTTGAGTTGGAGTTCCTAGTTGAACTGTTCTGATCTGCATTGTGACAGGAACCTCAGTAGGATCCTTAGTCTTAAAGTAAATCTCACATTTTGTTAAAAATACACCATTAACATCAGTAACCTCAAATGATTGTGCTAATGGATCATAGTAGGTTCTGGTTGTTCTACTTGATCTATTTTGTGCAACTAGTCTATCTTCAGTCTCTGATAGTGTTCTTGCCTCAGAAACAGTCAATCTTTCAATTTCTGCATTTCTAATCCTTAGAGTAACATTCTCTACGTTATCAATAGTTCCACTAGCAGTAAAGTTTGCTTCTCCAATGCTATCTGATGGTGCAGATGTTCTGGAATTAGTTGGACTTGTTGTTAATGTAAGAGTTTTTGTTCCTGTTTGGAAAGATGGGTTTGAACGAATAGTTGGGTCTGGAATAAACAATGAACCAATAAAAGTTCCAGATTGGTCAGTAATTAATCTTATATCATTAACAACTGCTATTGCATTGCTTGTTTGACCAACAAGTTGCATTTGTGGTGCAATACAACCAAAGAAATCTGATTGGGATTGTAATTCTAAACTTGCTGTGTCAACATTTAATATTGTAGAAGTTGATGAATATTCACTTCCAATAGAATTTGTTGGATTATATGGATTTGTCTTATAAATATCAAAAACTTGTGGGTCTACTGTCACTCCATTGTATGGACCATATTTGTGATCTGGTCTTGCTAGTCTAAAACGTATTGTTCTATTTGCTCCACCTGAAGGCATAGTTCCAGTTACAACTTCCCCTTTCTGGAAAGTTCCACTAAGCATTCTAATTTCAATTAGTTTGGGAACAATAAAATTAGTGACATCAATGTTATCAAAGAAAGCATACAACCTAGTAGAAGGCTTCATTCTTCTTGCAACAACTTCAATGTTTCTTGACCTCATCAAAGTCACAATTGCTCTAGAAACAACTCTATCACCAAGAGATGTTGAATCAAATCTTTCCGAAACTCCAAATTGAATTCCTTGTCTGCTTTGATTTGTTGTTGTTGTTATAGTGTCATTTCTAAGTTCAGTCCATTCGGACTCTGTGGTTACTGTTACCCATCTATTTTGAACAGTAGAGGAAGTTCTAGACCTTTCATTTAATCGTGCGATTACTGGTCCTTCAACAACAGAAGTTCCTGTCCAATTTGTTTCCCAAGCATTCCAATTTACTGGAGATAATCCAGTATTTGTATCAACACCTAACTGCTGTATGGAAGAAGAATAACTTCCTTCAATGTCATCGACTCTTTCTGTTCTTCTAGTTTCAATCCAAGTATCTGTGGATGGATTTAATTCTATAGATCCAATCCAAGTTGGAGTATTGAATGGGTTAACATTTTCTGTTCTTGTTGCAAATTTATTTTCGGTAAATACAACATCAGAATAGTCTAAACATATTACATCTCCAACTCTCTTTGCATTTGGATTTCCTAGATCGGTTACATATCTTAAATCTGTGGTTGGGTCGGAAATAGTTCCAATACCAAGTATAACACTTGATCCCAAAAGTAAATCCACCGAAGTTGTATAGTGCATTGGCCTCAATTGACCAAATGAAGTATCTACACTTGCTCTATATAATCTATTTGAAATTTCACCACCTAGATATGATTTAAAATTATCAACAAAAAATCCACACTTAAATCTATCTAATCCTGTTTGTGCATCTCTTATAGAAAGATTTTTAGTATCAGTTTCCAACAAAGAAAGTGAAGTATAATATTCAACATTAGATAATCTATCTTCCAATCTAGAAATATCTTTCATTCGATATCTCTTATGACTTACTAATGATATTTGAGCTTGTCTAATATCATAAAGATATGCAGGATAATATATTGTGCATATCTCTAAAGCAGAATCTACATTGTTTGGTGCTTTTGGTGTCAAAGATGGAATTCCAGTGCTAACAATAAATGACCCATCTTTAGTTAAAAATACTTTATCTATCCTTGGTAGATAATAAGAATATGAAAGGTTTAATGTTTTATCCTTAGCAAAAATATTTGTTGCAGAATTAGAATAAGGACTGAAAACTCTCGCACTATATTCAAATGGAGAATATAGTGCATTTATTGGAGAAAAATCATCTACTCTTGGTCTTAAATCAATAATATCGGTAGTTCTAATTCCATTGATAGTTGCTATTTCTTTTGAATATCTATCTGCATCATAAGAATCCACAGATACAAAATCACCTTCATCATTTGGATCAATTACATAACTATTATAAATTACTCTAATTTTTTTGGTTGGGGCAGATACTTCCTTCTTTCTTATTAATCTAGAATAATCATAATATTCAAGTCTTTGTCCATTATCTAAAATGAAATTATCCTTAATGTCTTTATCTCCTGCACCTAACGAACCAACAGTTCCAGTTATATTTGTTTCTCTAGATGTTATTGTTTCACCAATAGAAAATTTATTCTCATTTAAATATACAATTTCAACTTGATTAATTCCAGAAGTAGAAACAAATTGAGCGACAGCACCACTAGTTTTTCCTATAAATTGCTCACCTGAAATAAAATTATCTGTAGTTGAATTAAGAGAACTAAAAGTGATAGTTGGTAAACTAGGATCATCTGTAGATGATGATTCATATATACCCAATATTGAAACAACATCAGGAACATTAAGTGATACTACTTTATCCTGTACCCTTAAACCATAAGCTGGTCTATAAACTAATCCATCGTTTAATGTTGTATTTCCAATGCCAGATGCAGATGAATTGGAACCACTAATTACCAAACTAGATGATCTATTGTATATTTTTTTCTTTACTTTTGTATTAACCTTCTTATATGTAACTGTCAGAATTGCATTACCGTTTGAAGATAAGTTTGTTAAAGATACTGTTCTTCCTGAAACATTTAATTTTTGACTACTAAGGGGTTCAACTATTCCATTGGAGATATACGTTAGTGTGTAATCCTCTTCATCAAAAGGTTCTAGTGTTAAACTTATATCAGTTTCTAATGTAGATGCATATGAATTTGCAGATACTACAATGTTATATGATTTTCTTATTATTATATTAGAATTAGATAAATCTAATGTTGCAATATTTTTATGATATAGTCTAGAATAAAGATAAGAATTATTTGTGTTTAAAACTTCTAATGTTAACTTTCTTAAATCATTTACGGTTACAGTAGATGCTGGAAGTGCCCCGGTGCAAACTCCAGACACAGAGGATACTGAAGAGACGATTATTTTATTATTAGGGGCATCTATTTCAGTTACTTTATTGTAAACAGGAACAGAAAGTCCTTCTCTAGAATACGAAAGTATGTCACCAGTTTGTATTCCAACATAAAAAGATGGATCTGATGATGTAATTTCTCCAGAAGAAGTAATAGTGTATTGTGTTGAAGGATCTGATAAAAATAGTTTAGTATTTAGTACGGTATCTGAAGTAAATGTAGAAATTCCAGAACTATTTTTTACTTGATGAACATCAGATAAATTATAATCTCTAATTTCTTTTATAATTCTTCCGTTATCTATTCCATTTATTGATATTCTTTCATTAATGTTAAATGACCCAGATACTTGATATAATAAAAGTGTTTCTGAATCATTTACACTGTTTACTAAATATCCAGAAGCTGAGCTATTTTTCCCCTCTATAAATGCTGGTGCATCTATATCAATACCAGTATTTAAAATAATTTTTGTATAGGTTTGAATATCATAGAGAGAGCATTCAAATTGAGTTGCTGCATTTTGATATTCTGCATTCCTTAATTTGAAATCATATATTCTAGCAACCCCTATTTTTTCTCCAGATGCAGAACCAGGAGTAGAAGTTCTGCCAGAATATAAATCTACTTTTGCTTCAGATCCAAAACCAATAATTCCAGATCCATAAACATTATTAAGTAAAATCTGTCTTCCTACATTAAATGGAATAGATTGATTTTCTTGTTTTTCTGTATCTCTTGGTTTATTAAAATCTACTACAAGGTTATCAATAGTTTCTATATCATAACCTCTTACATATGCTTTTCCTGGTCCAACTACAATGCTACCAAGATTTTCTGATGGGACATTACCTTGTCTAGTTTTATCTGTTTCATAAAACATTCCATCATTACCAATTCTATCATTAAGAGACTCTTTCAATACTATATTGAATGGTCTAATATAATAATCCCCAGATTCATCATAAGTTCTTCTTGCTAATTCATCTCTGATTAAATCATAATTTGAGGTACTTACAAACTTTTGAAGCACCCCATTATTTAATCTAATTAATTCAATAAAATTCTCATCATTAAAATTATCAATTTCTTTTTTTATCAGAGTAACTTCAAATTTAAGTCTATCTGCTCCAGGAGCAGCATAGTTGGAAAATCCTTGTGCATTATCATATAAATCTTGATATTGATTTGATGCTACTGCTAACTCCTCATCAATTAATAAACCAACTCTATAAGATGGTGAATTTGAATATTGATCTAAAATTATTGATTGTTCTGAAACATTTACAAAAAATCCTCTGATGAAATAAACACCAGAAGCAATCTTTGCTGCTGATCCAACCGCAGTTGAATTTGATATAATTGTAGTTGCAAAAGTTGTTCCTGCTCTTATAGCAGATATCCCATAAGAGACATCATCAACTGATATTAAATTTTCACCATCTACAAATGTGCTACTAGTAAAATTAACATCACTAGAACTTTGATATTTTACATATATTGTGTAGTTATTTCTTTCAGATTCTACACTAGATATAATATTTTCTACTTTTGCAGTTACACCACTCAGATCACCTTTAATTAATTTTCCTTTGAAATTTTCAAGATATAGTGATACTGGAATTCCTAGATGAGTTTCATCAATTTGAACACAAAAATAGTTTGAATCATATGAAATTTGACCGGGAATTACTACTGAGCCTTCTTTAAAAAAGTGCTTTCCGAATTTTTCAATTTGATTCTGAAGAATTGACTGTAAAGTAGTTAATTCTCTAGCTTGAATTGGAGTTCCTGGTTTAAATAATACTCTTTTATAATTATTTGCTTCGTCAAAGTCATCAAAATATGGAGAAATGTTTAGATTAGTATTCTGAGGCATTTTACTTTAAAACTCCAAAATAATTTTTATGTCTTCTTTTTGACTAGATGATCTAGGAATTGCCTTTCTATTATCAATATAAATTATTTCACCCGATTTTTTATTATATTCGGAAGATGAAATTCCAGAGACAAAATTACTTCCCAATTGGTATGTCCTATTATTTATTACAGTGCTTATGCCATTAAATCCAGTATCAATACTTAAAACTGGACCAACTATATTTTCACAGTCAATTGACAATGAACCACCCTGACCAGGAAATGAGGTGAATTTATTTATTTTATAACCAACTGCTTGTGTTGCTAGTCCAACTGGCTGATAATATTTTAAAACACCACTAATGTTATCCCAGGAAGCAACAAAACCTACTGCAGTTACACCTGTTCCAATAGTTTGCTTAATTACAGAATCAACTGGATATGTCGTCTGTGTACTTAATCCAGTTAATTTTAATGAATCTAAAGCACTTACTTCCCCCAAAGTCAATAGTTCTGTAGCACTACCAGGAATAGTTGGATTTTTTATAATTCCAATTCTTGAAAAATCATTTCCTAAAATAATGTCTGGGTTTGATGGGTCAGTGATGTATCTAGAATATATTAAAACTCTATTTGCTCCAAGTTCTTTATAAACATCATAACCATGACCACCTTTTGGTGGAATTATAACATCAAATTCTGCTATTTCCGATCCATTGGATAATTCTGATGGAATACCAGGAGCACCTGGATCAAATTTTATAGTTCCTTTTGTATACCCAGATCCACCATCAGTTACAAAAACTTCAGAAACTTTTCCGAATGAGTCAACAGTTATTGTTACTTTTCCTCCATCACCATCCCCTAAAATTGGAATATTTGTAAATGATTTAGAAATTGGTTGATATCCAGTTCCCCTATTCTTGATAGTAACTACTTCAATTTTTCCATCTATTGCATTATTTTTTGTAGAGATTGTTTCACCAGTTAATCCCCAATTTTCTGGAACAGGAATAAATTCGATAGAATCAAATTTTACAACTTCTGATGGTTTAATTGTATACATATATTTCCAAATATATCCATCACCACTTGTTCCTGCTGGTCTTGGCTCTAAATCAATAAATTGTGGTTGATCAAATGATGGTCTTCCATTTGGATTTTCTGGATCAGATCCATTTTGTAAACAAAGATATACTCTAAAGTCCTCATTTATAACATAATAATTTGCATTATATAAACTAGATTGTTTAGTTACTGGAGTCTTATTATAAATTGTGTAGTCATGACGATACATTTCATATGTTGTTCCAGAGGTCCATTGGACCTTTCTAATCATTCTTCTAATATCATCACCTGTTACTTTTTTTAATGCTATAATTGTTTCTTTTATTCTATTCTCCTCTTCAAATCCATCCAATGGTGGAAGTCCATCCCCCCAAATAGAAGATCCATTTGCTTGTGGATTTAAACTATTTGGTTGCCCAATAAAAGTGTAGTAATTATTTGCAGTATTACCAACAGACACTAGACTTTTAATAAAAGTCTCAGCATTCATTACCCTAAATTGGTCAGTTATAATAGCAGGCATTTTAAATAAACGTTTTTTCTTTATTTAGTTAGAAAAGACCACGAGTTCTTACTACGTCTGGAGCAGTAGATAAACCAACCAATCCAGTATTTGTTTGTACATAGAAATCTCTCGGATTTAATCTAGTTCTATTCTGATAATCATAGATTTTACCCCAGGTATATTTTCCATATATTCCATTTACATTTGTATTTGTGTTTACTTGTATTGGAATATTGTTTGGACCATAAGTAAAATTACATCTAACTGTAACAATTCCTGCTACAGGAGAAGAAACTTTTTCTACTCTATAAACTCCATCCAAATAAGATGTTGCTGTGCCGACTCTTGACGCTGGATAATTTGAAAGTCCACCAAGACTTGTTGTTATTCCAGTTAAAGCATGACCAATAGTAGAATTGCTTTCAAAAATTACAAAATAATCACCTACTTCCAGTTGACTATAATTAACACCATAAGAGTTCAATGAAGAATAACCGATACCTAAAGAACTATTGTTATATGTTTCTGAATGTAGTTCAAAATCAATAGTAGTTGCTCCAACACCAACATATTTAATTGTTCCAAAATCACCAACTGCTTTAATTGAAAGAATCTTTTCTGTTTCTGCACCAGCACTTTCAATAATTACTGGTGGTGGAGTAGATTGATCATATCCAAATCCTGGTTCAACTACAGTAATTGAACTAACGGACCCAGATGAAGCAGAAGAAATTGCAACTGCTCTATTGTAAATTGGTTCTGCATATAAAGTAGTTCCTCCAGATCCAACTACAATACTTCTTCCCTCATCTATTTCTTGAGAAGGTGGTAAGAAAATAAAGTCATTAATTGGATTTTGTTGATTTGTTGATCTCTTAACCCAATGAGACAGATTGTACGAGAATAGCAATTCTCCTGCACTGTTCAATGCAATATAAATTCCATATTCATATTTTATATTAACTAAATCATTTGTAGTATTAGTATTAACTTTTTCCCATCCGGTTATTCCATTTACTGATGTTAATACTGTTCCATTATTTCCAACAACAACAAATCTAAATGAATCCCAAATTATTTTATTTAAATTTCTTGTTGTCGGAATAGACAATGCTCTTGCCCAAATTTCTGCATCAGAAGAATATATGATATTCCCATTATTGCCAACTGCAACAAATAAAAGACCACTAATAAATGAAGTTGTCCTATCATTGATTGCAATACTATTCAAATCAACGAATACTGGAGGGGATTTTTCAAATAATGTTGACGTTCCTATTCCAACTCCAGAGAATAATCCTCTATTAGTTCCAACACAAACTATAATATTTTTATTTGGTGAATATAATATCTGATTAAAATTACCAGAATATGCACTAAAACTAATTATTGGTTCTGGAGAACCTAAAATTGCCTCTTCTTTGAATAATTTAATTGATTGCCAAGATGAAGTTGAGAATCCAGAAGAAGAATCCAAATAAACAACTTTTGCGTTGTCACCAGCGGCATAATATTTTTTATCATAACCAGAAATAGAATTAAATGTAGTTGATTGTGCTATACCAATTGATGAAGTAATCCAACTTAATCCATCACTAGAAATACCAATTATTCCACTAGATCCAACAGAAACAATACTATCCAAATAAACTAATGAATTTAGAGAATACTCAGATGATATTCCAGTTAAAACTGATTTCCAATTATATATTGGATCTTTTTTCTTAATTAATGATGAAGATATTGCAACAAAAGGTGTACTTAAATTCTCATATCCAATACCTGAATTTTGTATAGAAATTGATGTTATGGTAGAACCAGAAGAAACAATTGCAGTAGCAATAGCTGCAGATACGTTATTGTTGTTTATTATTTGAATGTCTTTAAGTTCTTCAGTAATGTTGTCAACACTTACAAATAGTGGGAATGCATTATTTACATATATTTCTCTATCATCTTTTGCTACATTCTTAATTAATTTGGTGTATGGAATAATTCTTGATTTTAAATCTGGTCTGGATTTTGAATAAAGTACACCATTAATAATTAAGTCTGATGTTTGCTTTGTCCAAACCAATGGTCTTTCCTTTGTTTGATCTGTACTTATTCCAATACTATCATAGGTAAATGTATCTAATGATTCTGATGAAACTATTCTTTTAACAATACGATCAAATTGGGATCTATCAAAAGGATCTAAAATATTTTCAATAATTTGAATAGTATCTCCTGATTTAATTGTTTGTGGTGGATCTATCTGTTCTACATCTAAATCTGATCCTCTATAGAATAATATCGCACACTTGGAATTTGGTTTTGGTGCCTCTTTGAAAATTAATCTGGATCCATTAAATGTATATGATTCTACTGGTTCTTGCAAAACATCATTTAAGTATATAAACAAATTATTCTCTAAAGATAAGTCAGTGCTTGGATCTACCTTCAGACTTAAAACCTCTGTTATTGCACCTTGAGTTATAGTTAATGTGAATTTTTTCTTTATGCCATTAAAAAATTGTGAAATATCGTCAAATTGTATAAACTGACCAGGATAAAAACCACTAAATTTGTCACTAAGGGTTTCTTCTACAGTGACTTCAAATTCAGTAAATCCTGCGCCTACAAGTGGATTTGTAGTTACTCCAGCAACTTTTAATACATCACCAACTTTGTAGAATTGTCCAATATCATCCAATTTGAATTGAATCACATCGGATTGATTACCAATTATTACAGATGCTCTAGCACCATATCCATTTCCACTAGATCCAGAAACATATTCTAATGGCAAATTGCTGTATCCTGTTGGTACTCCAACTATAACATTTGGAATTGGATTTGAGGTATATCCACTTCCTGCATTAACTATTGAAATTCCAGTAATAGTTCCTCCTACACCAATCGTTGCAGAGAATGATGCTCCAGAACCTACTGTAGATTGTAATTTAATTTCTGGTGGGGTTCTATATCCACTTCCTGAACCTAGTAAAATTATACTAGAAATTGTTCCAGCAACAGAAACTGTAACAGAAGCACCAGCTCCTATTAATGGTTGATAACCATATCCGCTGTTTATTCCTACTCTGGATATTCTTCCAGAAAGTGGGAAACCAGAAAGAAACTTCAACCTATTGTTTCCTGGTGTATCAATAGTAAAGTCTGTTTCTGAAATTTGAGGAATTCCATTAATTAAAATTATTGGATTGTTATTAATATCAATATTCCCAACAATAATAGAATTGGTATCTGTATAAATTCCAACTACTTGCTGACCTTCTGACTTTAAGAAAAACTCAGTAGAAGAAGTACTTACAAAATTATTTGAAATATCATCAAAAATTATATTTTTATCATTTTCCAAGTCTGGATCAAATTGCCTTGAAAATGCTCTACCATTAAAAGTTGAATTTACCTCTAATCCATCTGGACCAACTGGACCGTATGGAGGATTAACAAAATGTATTAGATCTTTTACTATATTGAAATTTCCCCTTAAAACATTTATTGCAGAATTATTGAAATGTGCATCTACTTTTGTTCCTAAAACACCCCTATTTACTTGTATAGCATTTGTATAACCAAATCCTATATTTTTAACAGTCATTAATTCATTATTAATTCTCAGAATATCATAACTAGTAATTGATGATAATCCAGAAGAAACAAATATTATATCAGTTGAAACCCCAATTGAAGATAAAAGATTAAGTGATAAATCAGTTCTATATACTGGACTTTGTATAATATTGTCTATTGAAATTATTGAACTTGCATTTGGATTATCAAAGGTAAATGAATGTGTTCCAATTCCATATGATATTAAATTTAATTCATTTGATGTAGATAAACCAGATACCTTAAATGAATTATCATTTGTTTTTATTACATATAGATTAGTTGGTAATTTATTTGTTCCTAAAACTGCTGGTGAAATTAATAAATTATCCTGAGGTGTTGCTCCACCAATATAGGTTCCTGCCACACTAATTTTATCTGTTAGTGCATATCCAGCACCACCATTGACAACATCTATTGTAGATATATCACCAAATGAATCTCTAGATACATTAAACGTTGCACCAGAACCAAATCCAATTAAAGTTTCTGAAGGCAAATTCAAGAATGTGCTATTTGCTGCCGAGACTATTCTTGTATTTGCTACAGAAGAAACTGTGAATGATAGATCATTTGCTGGTGAAGTTCCATTCATAAATGTTCCAGAGATAGAGACTGTATCTCCAATAGAGTAACCAATTCCACCAGTTCTTAATATTACTGATGTTGATATTGGAACTCCTGTTCCGGAGTCATATACGATAAAAACATTAAATTTAGCATCAGTTCCAATTCCACTAGTATAATATGCAGGAAATGGTTCTGTAAATCCATAAAATCTGTTTTGATTCAATGAGAAATCAGGAGTTATAGAAGCAGAAGTTCCTACAACTGACGTAGAAATTGCAATATTATACCCATCTTCATATAATGATGATCCTTCCCCTCCAATAACTCCCATTATAATATTAGATTCTGTTGATGCAACAGAAATATACGGAGTTGGTGTATCAAGTCCTTTTTGTATGATAAGAGAACTTTCTACAAAAGCAGTTGTTTCTATTCCTATTCTTTGTCCTGATCCAACTTCTACAGGAGTATACCCACTTCCTGGTTCAATTACTACTATTCTTGAAATTTCACCACTTGAATTTATGACAGGATAAAATACTCCCTCAACAATTGGTGTATTAGTCCCTTGTATAGTTATTTTTGGTGGATCTGTGGAAGCATACCCAGAACCACCATTAATAACATTTATTGAAACTACACCATAGTTTTCATCAAAAGTTGGTTGTAGAATTGCACCAGAACCAGGAACTACTCTTGTGGGCATATATTTTCTTTTAATTTTTTATTAAAACCACTCAAAATAAAATAATTATAACTTTTGATTATTTATTATAAACACCACGAGGGAATACTTGACCTTGTGTTGGTCTTCTTCCAGTCAACCATCCAGGTATTGTATCAGTTATAGAAGAACCTAAATCAATGTTACCAACACCTATGGTTCCATTAGAAGGTTCAATTGTATATGGATCTGTAGATTGTGGTTGAAATGCAGTGGTTGAAAACCCAGAAACTGCAGTTGTTAGAGATGGAAAAGTGAAATCTGCCATTAGACTGTCCTCGCACAGAAGAGAATACCACGAGTTCTTGTAGTTTGATTATAAGAACCAGTAATTACTGTATAAACTTCGGATCCACTAATGGTAATTGTGTCACCCTGTTGAATATTTGCAGAAGGTGTTGCGTAATCAAAATCAATTAACACAAAATCATCTGGAATATAATATGGACAAGGAACCATCGTAGAATTTAATGGAATACCTTTAATGACTGCGTTAAAATCTGAGTTTGTTCCAACGGGAGTTCCATCAAGAGTATTATTTCTTCTATAAATTCTTGAGTTATATTGATTTTTATTTTGAGGATATGCATTACTTTCATAATAAGATTCCACATATACAATACCATCAACACTCCTTCCAGAGGTGCTGTCACTTTGAATATAACCAAATTCTCCAGATCTTACAGAAGCATAATAATTACCACCAGTATAAACCACATTTCCACCAATCCAAGATCTAAATGAAATAGTTGGACTACTTGTATTACCAGTAACTGGAATTATATGTGTAAGACCACCTAAAAATAATTCATCCAAATTCCAAATATTTGTTGTAAAATTATGAAAGAAAAATGTTGAGAATGTATTATCCGATAAAACTGTAGAAGATAAAGTGGGTTGTCTATATGAAAATACTGCAAAATTTGGATCAATTGATGATCTAAAAATTGTTAGATCTAAATTATAACTATTTCCATTTACACTCGTTAATGTAAAGTCTGCAACTGAAGCAGGAGGTGAACTAGAATTAGTATAGTAATAATTGTTGGAACTAGGTAAAGAGTATAAAGGAACATCTAAAGCTGATTTACCAGTAAATCTATTGCTATAATAATTTCCTCTGTTTGATGTATTTGTAACATCCCAAGGATGGAAACCATTTCCAGAAGCTACAGATAAATTATATGCAGCACTTGCACTACCAGAGGTTATCTGAAATCCTCTGTAAGTATCTCCATATTTTTTGTTTTGTTGTATAGTATGTCTTACAACACCCCAAGGTTGGGTTCCAGATTTATCAAAATCATAAAAGGAAGTTGTGCTACCATAACCTGTTGGAGTTTGATTTCCAGCAACTTTGACTGTAATTCCAATAGCAACTGCTCCATTGGCAGAACCACCAATATCAGCAGCAGATAAGGTTACATATTCACCATCAGTGTAACCATATCCAGGACGATTGACTCTAATACCATTTACAACACCAGAACTTCTTGTAACATAGAAACTTGCTCCAGTTCCTATTCCAGTAGTTGTAACTGGGAAAACATCTTCATAAGCATCACCAACAGCACCAACGGTTCCACCACCACTATAAGAATCAATAAAAGTTACAATTCCAGTTCTAGTATCTCCATGCCAACCTAACCAAGTAAATGCCTCTTCAACTTGAGTGATAAGATCACTTCTGGCAAATCCAGCAGATCTTGATATTGTGGTTGTTGTAATTGCCATCTTACTTTTCTAAGTATTTATTAAACGGTTCTAGCACAGAAGAGAATACCAGCAGTTTCTCCAAACTTATTATAAGATCCAGTAATAACTGTATAAACTTCACTACCACTGATAGTAATCGTATCACCTTGCTTAAGATCTTGTCCTGATGCAGTGAGTTTAAAGTCAATCAGAACAAAATCATCAGGCATATAATAAGGACAAGGAATTAGATTTCCATTGATGGGAATACCTTTGATTACAGAGTTATAAGATGTGATTGGATATCTGTTTCCATATGTTGTGTGGGTATCTAACATCCCATTATCTTTAAATCCACCTGTTCTTGAATAGATGGTTGCTTCATTGTTTAATGGACTGTTGAAACCATCCATACCAGTATCAGTTGATGCAGTATAGTTTGTTAGAGATGATGCTATATTATAATTTTGTGCCGCAAGTCCATAATGGTTATCTAGAAAAATTTGAGACCATCCTGCTTCTGCTGTTCTCGTAGATTGACTATATTCTCCAAGAGTAACTTTATTCCCAGTTAAAATAGTTCTAAATCCAAGGTATGCAGTATTTCCTTGGTTTTGATTAAGTGAAGGATCGGGAACAACAAATGTTACTCCTGCAGAAAATACTTCATCAAGATTCCATAGATTTGAATTGAAATTATGAATAATAAAAGTAGAGAAAGTATTTTCATTCAATGTTCCAGAAACCGATGGTTGAGTATATGAAAGAACTGCAAAACTTGGATCAATACCAGAACGATATACATTTAATTTTAAATCGTGAGTCTTTGGTGAATTTGATGTTGCATATCTAAACAAATCATCATATGCTGCACCAACTTGTGCGCTATTATCATTTTCATAATCTAATGAATTACCTGTGCTATCTGGACTATCAGTAATATCTAAGTATTGCATTCCTCTAAAACTATCCCTATATCTTGCACCTCTATCATTTGTATTATCTGAATTGAATGGAAAAAATGATGATCCAGCATATAATGATAGTCTATAATCATCATATACCTTAAATCCTCTATAAGTAACACCAAATCTCTTATTTGTATTAAAGTCTTGCTTTAATACTCCCCAAGGACGGGTGCTATCATTAGTTGGGTTTAAATTCTTATCAAAGAAAGCATTAGTTGTTCCATAACCAACTGGAGATGCACCTCCATCTACATTTACAGTAATTCCAATTGAAACTGCACCATTTGCTGAACCACCAATATCAGCAGCAGATAAAGTTACATATTCACCTTGAGTATATCCAACTCCAGGACGATTGACATAAATTGCATTTACTGAACCACCAGACCTATAAACATTAAAACTTGCTCCAGTTCCTATACCAGTTGTAGTTGCAACAGGAATATCAAAATAATCTGTTTGTGCAGATCCAACAGTTCCACCACCATTATAAGAACTGATACTTGTTACAAGTCCTGATATTTGGGTTCCGTGCAAACCTAACCAAGTGAATGCTTCTTCAAGTTGTAAGACAACATCAGTTCTTGCCCAACCTGCTAATTTAGTAATTGTAGTCGTAGTAATTGCCATTTATCTTATGCCTCCAGTTGAAGAATGGTTAGGTTTGCGGTGATTGCTTGAGTAGAACCTGAAAGGTTTGTGATTGCTGCGTAGATTGTAGTGTCAGCAGGATTATCTAAATTACCACCCATTACAAAAGGAGAAATAATCTGAGTTGTTGAAATGCCAGTAGTAACAACTTCTGCAATTACTCCACTTCCAGGTGCTGGATCAACTCCAACACTTCTGGATGCATCATTTGCTCTTGATGTACTATCAGTATATAGTCTTAACCATCCTGCAGTGGATAGTCCAACCTTCATCAGTGCATAAGACTTGAATCCAGTGATGTTGGTGTTACCAATTCCATTATTTGCGATTGAAGTGGTTACTCCAGTTACGATAGTTCTTGATTGTAATGAACCACCAGATGCTGTGATTGTTGCGATACCTGCACTGAATGTAACATCAAGTCCAGTTCCAAAATCAATTGTTGTTGCAGAACCAACATTGACTTGATCATCTTCAACTACAACACCAGTACCTGCTGCAGTAACATTCAATAGTGCAGAACCATCAATTGCTGGTAGTGCTCCCGTTAGTTGTCCTGATGGAATATTTGTGAGACCTGATGCAGAACCAGAGAATGATGATGCTGTAATAATACCAGTTGGTACATATACATCACCATAAACAGAAACTCCAGCACCAGTTGTTTCAAATTTCTTAGAGTTATCATAATAAAGACTTACAGAACCATTTGGAGTAAATATCCCCATAGGTTCTCCACCAGAACTGTGTCTTATTTCAATAGCACTTCCAGTAGGAGTATCGATAATGAATGATCCAGAAGCATTTTTATTTCTAATTAGTGAATTGTTTGTGGATGATACATGAGTGATCTGTAGATCATCACTAGCACCTACATTTATTATTTTATCGTCTCCAAGATCTAAGTTAGATTGTAAAATAACATTTCCTTGGAAATTAGCAGTAGAATTTGCGTCAATTGCACCACTAAAAGTAGAAACACCAGAAACACTTAATTGATTAAATGTAGAAGTTCCTGATGTGTTGATTCCAGCAATAGAAGAAGAAACAGTAGCAATACCAGAAGAGAAAGAAACACTAAGGTTAGAACCAAAGTTAATTGTTCCTGCAGTTCCTACTGGAGTTGCATCATCTTGAATAATAACTCCACTACCACTTCCAACAACATTAAGTAGTGCGGAACCATCAATCGCAGGTAATGTTCCTGTTAGTTGTCCAGCATTTAGAGTTCCATAGAAACTGGTTGCAGATACAACACCAGCAACGGTGAGTGCTTCAGTAACTACAGTTGTCTTGATACCTACATTACCACTGGAGTTAATATACTGACGAATATTTCCTTGACCATCAGCAATAACTACATTATTTGACAAAGTGCGAATGTCTAGATTGCCAGAGTTTCCATCATAAGCACCTAGAATTACATTATATGCACCTGTAGTAACCTTCTGTCCTGCTCTTTCACCAATACCAATGTTGTATTGTCCAGTGGTTGTATCATAGTATGAAAGTTCTCCAATACCAATGTTTCTACCTGATCCACCACTTAGAGATGCAAGAACCTGATCACCGATTGCAATGTTTCTACCACTTCCAGAACCTGCAGGTAGATTACCAAGTCTTATGTTTGAACTTGCATCTACTTGAATTCTTCCTGCAGAAATTGTGGCAATGCCTGATACATTTAGTGAAGATGCATTTGCAGTTCCACCAGTGAGATTTGTTGCATCAGTAATAGAACCCGAGAAGTTACCAACAAAAGTTGTTGCAGTTATAATACCAGTAGAGTAAATGTTTCCTGTAGTAACAACTCCTAATGTAGAAACACCAGAAACACTTAATTGATTCGTAAATGTAGTTCCAGTGACTGTTACACCAACACCAAGAGTTTCTAATTTTTTATCTCCATTATAATAAAGAGAAACGGATCCTAGGGAAACACATCTAATATAATTTGTTCCATCAACAGCATCAATTTCTAGTAGATTTGATTGAACTGTTAACGAATTTCCAGTTGCAGAGATAAATGAATTATTAAATCCACCTAAAGTTGAATGCCAAATTTTTAAATCTCCATCAGTTCCTATATTTAAATCAATACCATCATTTACCGTAATATCTTGAGAAAAAATAGATGTATTATAAAAATTAGAAACACCAGAAACATTCAGAGTTTCAAGAGAAGTATTTCCTTTTACTGTAAGAGCACTTGTTGGATTTGTAGTTCCTATTCCAACATTAGAAAGTGTATGAATCCCGGATGCTGTTGATACCCACTGAGAAGATGTTCCACCAATATTTCCTGACCCTATTCCTAATATTGCGTTATCAACATATCCTTCAGTTGCATAACCACTTAGAGAACCCGAAGTTATAAACCCAACTACAGCATTATCAACATATCCTTCAGTTGCATAACCAACTACAGCATTATCAACATATCCTTCAGTTGCATAACCACTTAGAGCACCAGAAGTAATAAATCCTACTACAGAAGAATCTACATAACCTTCGGTTGCATAACCAATTAGAGCACCAGAAGTAATAAATCCTACTACAGCATTATCTACATATCCTTCAGTTGCATAACCAACAATACCAGATAAACTAAAACCATCACCAAAAGTGGTATATATCTCATCAAAATTTTGATTTATCTTTAACGCAGCTGCTAAAAGTGTATCTCCTGTACCATCATTTGGTGTAGAACCGGTATTTATTCCTAGTTTTGCCATTATACAATAGAAACTTCTTTATTTTTATTTATGTTTTAGTTTTGATCCATAGTGGAATCTAAACTATCAAATGTAAATACTTGACTATCAAAAGTTTCAGTTAAATTATAACTAAATGCAGAGTCAACAGTATTTTCTACTAAACAAATTGGATCTATAGATGTAGAACCTATTCCATAGTATACTTTTTGTCCAGATTGGAAATTATGATTTCTAATGTTAAATGCATCTACATTTAAATTTATTGTAGAAGTACTAATCCCAGAAAATTCGTGGTAAAATAATGGAGTTCCTTTATTTTTTAGTTTAAAAGTAGTTAATCCAACTATTTTTCCACCTGTAGTAGTCGTAAAACCAGTAAATTGATCACTTATATCATCAATTTTTAGAACTTTATTTGTCCTACTTAAAATATATGATTTTAAACTAACTCCCTCTGGGAAAAGTACCCTCTCAATAGAACCATCTTCAAATTGGTCATCTTCAAAAACCATTGAAAAATTAGATCTAGAATACATTGACCCATATCCATCAATATTAGCTAAAATAGTTAGAGAAGAATCCCCCACCCCAACACTCATTGTATTTGATGCTTTCTGTACTATATCTAAATCAGAAAATTCTTTAAATCCTGCAGGGTGTACCAAGGATCTTACCGATTCTTTCCAATCTTCATAATTTACATCAGATTTTATTGAGTAAGAAAACTTTTGATAGTAACTATTGTCAGATATTCTCTGTTGATAATCATTTAAAAATCCAACTCTATCTCCAAAATCATTTACTTTTTCTCTAGATACTTCCAGATTTGAATTTAATGTAAATGTATTAACTGATTCAATAGTTCCAGTTAAACCAGATCTAGTTCCATAAAGCTTATATCCAACTTCAAGATCTCCAGAAGAATCAATCATTCTCAATTGATTAATATTATTATCCCATCCATTCTCCATCACCTTTGCGGTGAATACTGCAGAATCAGTTGAATCATAACCTATTATAGTTTCATTAGAAAAATAGGATAGATCATCTTCCAATTCCATTTCAAATGATGCCATATTTTTTTTGTTAACCACATATCCATATCCAAAATCTGAATTATATTCCCCAAGATTATCGGGAATAGAAGAGGCATCATATGTAACTGTATAGTTATTTGGATTAACATCAGTTACAGTGAAGAATTTATATCCATAATTTGATGAATTATAATTAGATTTTGTTTGATCGGATATTCTACAATTTTCAACAAATATTTGATCACCAACACTAAATGGGAAATCAATAATATTTGATCCATATGAATTTGATATCAATGGAAACTGCTGATTGTCTGAATTTACTAATTCTAATGTAACTTTCTTTGTTATATTATTATAAGTAATATCATCAATATCATATCCATTAGAATTTCTTGTTGGTATTATTGTTAATGGTTGAGTTAAATCTTTTGTGTTTCTAATTATCTTAACATCAACAACAGAATTTCCTTGAATAATAGCTTCTAATTCTATATTATTGTTTCCTAATACTTTCAATTTTGGTGGAGTGATATAATTGGATCCACCAGATATTATATCAATTAATTTAACTCTAGAAATTCCTCTAATTTGACATACAGTTGGAACACTTAAAATTGGTTTAAGTGTTGGATCTGTTGGATAATCAAATCCATCTTTTACCCTTTCAATATTGTTTATTTTTCCAATATTTTTTGAAATACACTTAAGAGTAGCATTTCTGCCATTTTCAGATTCAACACCAACAATTTTTGGAAGTTTTTTGTATTTTTTACCGCCAAAATTTAATCTTATTTTAGATATTGGACCACTTGCAGTTTTGGAATCAGTCTCATAGAAAATAGAAGAAATACCAGAAGATGTAGTATATGAAAAACTTTCTGGTTTTTCATATAAATTAAATTTAAAACTTGAATTTGATGTTACTACTATTTGATATAAATCACTGAATGTACTATCTTCTATTGATATTTTATTATTTCCAATTACATCGGCATCAATAGATATCTGATATTTTTCTACAACTGATGGTGAAAGGGGTATTAATGTGTAAAAAAGTGTATTTGAGACTGAACTACTATTTGTATCTATTCTTAGTTCTGCTCCAGGAGAACCTGCATCAATTCCATTTCTTTTATAATTGTATGATTCAACTTGAATTGATAAATTGCTATCTCTATAAAGTTTTAAATCCATTCCACTCAATGATGTATCTGATAAATCAAATACTATTATATTTCCCTTAGTTGTTTTTAATAGGGGATTTATTAAAGATATTGAATTAAATGAGGAACCTTGACTAGTAAAAGTAATTCCTATTCCCGATATAGCATCAGATCTATATAATGCTAATTTTATATAATCTGGATCTTGTTTTATTACATAATAGGTTTCATTATTAGTTAATCCACCTATAGAAGAGTTTCCAATATTATAGTAAACAATTTTATCACCAGTAGAAAAATCATTATTTGGAATATAGATTGTGGAATCTGCAACATCAACAGAAACTGAAGTATCAAAAGTTATGGGAACTGTTGTTAATTTTCTCAATATAGAATCATAACTTATTGAAAATACATTAGTTAATCTTGGGTTTATACTAAAGTTTACAGAATCAAGATTAGTTAATTCATGATTTTCTTCAGTATCTACAATTAAAGAATAATTTTCAACTGTACCTAAAACTTGATTATAAACCGTTGTAAATGAATGAGCAGCACCAACAGTAGAGTTATTTTCATAAATGTATAAACTATTATTATTTGTTCCTATACCTGAAGAAGTTGTAAACCCTAAAGTGGAAATTCCAATAAAATCTTTTCCTTTATTTACAACATAAAGTACGGTATTATCTGGTAATGGGAAGGAAGCAGCAGAATCTGGGATATTGGAAACATATAAACTACTTCCAGCAAAACCAACATTATATACAATCTGCTGTCCTGTATAAAGATTGTGATTGGGAACATATATTGCTCTTGCTGGTACAGATATATTAGATTGATCAGGTAAAGTGTAATTGTTTATCTGAGTTCCAAATCCTATTAATGTTTCTGGATTAAAATAAATTGGTGCATTTTCCCTCAAATATGTTGGCAAGGATAACTCAGAAAAATAGAATTTTTTAGGTAATAGTCTAACACTGTCAATTCCTACTGTATGGAAACCAACATTTTCAATTCTGTTTACAATAAATGATGAATCTGTCTCATCAATTTTTATAATTTGTAACTTTTCGGACCCTATTCCAACAAAATCATTTACTTCAAAATCGGAATAATCATTAACATAAATTTTAGTGGATGAACCTGTTATTTGTATGATATCAATATCACTTGTCAAACCAACTACTTTAGATTTAACTAATATCTTTCTTGATCCTTCTAAAAATGAATATGCTGGATCAGATACTGCAGATATTACTACTTGATCTCCACTTACTAAATTATGTGGTTCATTTACTAATCCAACTACAAGATTTTTCTCTGTAAAAAATCTTGTGCCATTAAAAGTTGAAATACCAACTTCAATTCTAGAAAGATCCTTTCCTCTTAATCTTGATACTTCGGCACTTATACCAGTACCACCAGTATCACTATTATCAAATATAACATTATCACCAATTTTATAATTTTCCCCAGGACTATAAACTAAAATCTGATCAACAGATGATGATAAAGTTTCCGATACCATAAACTCTTGTTTATGCTTATCTTCATTGCTTTGTATTAAACTATAACTGGATTTATTTGAATTGATGTAATAAGGTCCAATATTCCTAATAATACCGGACTCAAACATATTCAAATCTTGATTAAAAGATGGAATAAAATTCTCTTTTATTGCATAATCTTTAAACTCTTTTCCTACGATGTACGGATATTCTGGCTTTGATATGATTGCATTATCAATTGATGCAAAATAAGCATAAACTCCATTTGGAAATTCTGGAGTTATGCAAAATCTTCCATTATATTCGTCCAAATCACCAATTGCTTTATCAAAATAAAAATCCTGAGCAAAAAAACCATCTGGTAGATTTGGTCGTAAATTCAGATTATTTTCTATTCTTTTAAAATAACTAGATCTTATCTTTCTAATTTCAGAACCAACTTGTCCATATGGTCCATATATTGGGTTTCCATCATATGCCCATCCAATAATTGGAGAATGAGTATTATCAATGACTTCCCTATTAGATAAATCTACGTGATCATTTAGTGTATACCTTAGTACTTTGGGAGCAAAGAAGTTTATATATTGCAATCCAAAATCTTTATTATTACTTGGTGCTATTATACCTTCATCTTGAGTAGATAATAATTCTTTATTCTTTTCTACTTGATTTATTTTCCATTCAAAAATATTTCCAAGGAACTTTGCATCTTTCCCTCTTCTTACTACTTTTAATATCGTATTACTTTGCAAGTAATTTACACCACCATTTGCAATATTGACACTGGTTATTCTTCCATTTTCGTCTACTATTGGTCTAATATCTGCAAATTTCCCATCACCAAAAACTTGAATATCTATTCCTTTATCATATCCAGAACCATAAGATAAAAATTGAACATCAACTATTGAACCATTGACAACAATTGGTTTTAATAGAGATTCAGATGCTATTGGTTTTATTTTTATGTCTGGTCTTCTATGGAAATTTATTATATCAGAAACACCATAACCAACACCATTTGTTTCTAAGAATACACTTTCAATCTCTCCTGTTATAATCGGTTCAAATTCAGGTTTAATAATTGTTGTTGCACCGACTCCAGAAAGAGATTCAACAACTAATCGTATTGGTGGATAATAAAAAGTATGATCACCATCACCTAAAGACGAAAATTTAATATATCTCTTATTAATATAATCAAATTCATCTATTTTATCACCGTTTCCAACTGAAGATAAATAAAATTTATTTTTATCAATGACTGTTACGATATATTCTGATGTTGTAGATAAACCACTAATTGCTGTTCCCGTAGTTGAGTATCTTACAATATCTTTATTTTTAAATCTGTGATCTGTTGCAAAAATGTAATTGTCAAAGGTGTTAACTCCATTTGTATTATTATCATAAGACAAAACAGAAGGAACTTTAATCAATCTATTAGAATACCCAGAACCTCCATCTTTCACATATACTTGGGTAATAGTATTTTTTGATTTTGTAGTTTTTAAATAATGAAAACCTGAACTAATTCCAATAAAATTTATTTCATTAGTTCTTGAAAATGCATTAACTACATCTTCATATAACTTTATTACTTTATCATTAATTACACCAACATAATAGATTGAACTATTTTTTAAAGGAACAATTTCTGAATTAAAGTTTGAATTATAAATTACTTCTTCACCATCTTCAAAATTATGCTTTTCAAAAAATGTAATTGTGTTATCAGTTGGATTTAATCCAAATCCATCACCTTTAAAACCATTATTGATCTGTGATTTTACGAAATTCGGTTCTAAAACTGCTCCCGATCCGTTTCCACCAAGAATAGTTATTTTTGGTTTAACTTGATAACCAATTCCTGGAGTTATAATTCTAACTCTTTCTAGTGATCCTGTAATATTTAAATATCCCTTTGCTCCAGATCCAGAAACATCTGAAATTTCCAATTCTGGTGGATTCATTACATCATATCCACTTCCAGAATTAGTTACTGAAACAGATTCTAATTTACCATAATAAATGTTTTCATCAAATAATGTAGGTGAAAAAATTTCTGACCCATTTACAAAAATTCCGACTTTTTTATTATTTGTTGATCTATCTCCAACTTCAGATAAAAGATTTTGTCCTTTTTTATAATTAAATTTCTTTATAATTTTTTGATTACTTACCGATTTATTTTCATAATCTAATTTAACAAAAGACCCTGATGTAGTTGATTTATTAAATGATATGTATTTTTTAGAATATAAATCACTTTTACTCAAAGAGAATTTTACTTTTTTGCTATCCTTTACACTACCGATAGTTGTTAAATGATATATGCCAGTAGAAATTCCAGATCCTGAAGATGGGGTAAAATAAATTTTTTCTCCCGTATAAAATCTATGGAAATCTTGAGTGTTTAGAGTATCAGTTATACCAACTCCAGGTCCAGCATTACAACTAATAATTTGTGGAGTGGAATATAGTTTATAATTTGGTATTCCAGATGAAGTTACATAAAAATATTCATTATTTTCATCAATATATGTACTTTGAGCTCCAATTGGTATATTTGAGATATTGACTAGATTAGGATTTTGACTTTCTCCAGTTTCAATTATTCTATTTAACTTATTTTTGGAGGAAATATTAAAAGAAGATTCTACTTCAATAGTATCTCCGGAAAAAACTGACACTACCTTTGCAGTTGTAACAACATCATTTACATCTTCTGTGTTTTGTAATTCTACTTTTTCTCCAATATAAAACTTTATGTTATCAAATAACTTTATAGTCCAAATTGTTCCAGTAGAGTTTCCAGAAATATTGATAGTTTCAATATCGTGTGAAGTTGGTAAATTATAAATCCAACTATTAAATTCTGGTTTATCATTTAAATTTTTTCCAAATGAAGATAGTTTTATATTATCTCCTATTCTTAAATTTGAAGAAGATTCATAATTTATTTCACCAATAACATTAATTAATCTAAATTCTAGTTTAGACCCATCATCTTGAAAAACATAAACGAATCTTTCTTCATATATTTCATCACCAAAATTTAAATCAAATATAATACCAGAAACACCTAAAAATTGGTTATTTGTTTTATCTTCATATGTAATTACTACAGGATCTGTAGCATTTTTTGTCTTTACTAATAGTTTTCCTGAAGATGGAAATCCTATGGTTGAATCTACAAATATATTATTTGATCCAATTACAGCAGATTTTGATAAATTTGTCTTTTTAGTTGACTTAAAATTATTTACAAATGATGTACCATCCAAATAAATTTCATATAAATCCTTATCATTAAATGGTCTATATTCTAATGAATAGATAGATGCACTTGCTTCCAATTCATCTATTTCTTGGAATATAGTTTTTCCCTTAACAGTTGATAAATCAAAATTATAATTTTTGATTGGCTCTACTAAAATATTTCTAGTTACAAAATAATTATTGTCAGATGGACGAAGAAGATATTCTTGTGGTTTAATTATAGATATATCCTTTCCAAATAACGCACTAAAAAGTAATCTGAATGAAGTATCAGTTCCTTTTGTAGTGTAAAAATCAATAGCTCTAGATAAGATATTTTGAATTTGTATTTGGGGAACAAAATTTCTATTCTCAAATCCAGGTAAAAATTGAGATTTAAATTTTTTAAAAAGTTCTTGATAGAAAACTAAATTTAAATTTTGTACTACAACTGTTTTGACTACTTTAGATTTATCCGAAATATCACTTGCTGCTTCAACTATAATCTGTTGTTGGGAATTTACACTTACTACTTTTGCAGGTACTCCTCTTGGAACCAACGGATTTGTTGATGCTGTAGATATCCCATCCTCAAAATAGACAGTTTCATTAACTGAAACGTCAATCGGATCAATCAATGAAATAGTCCAAGACGAATCATTCTGAACTATTGATGATATCTCAAATGTTGAAATATGAGAAGAGGCAGAAGTCTTAGAAAAATTAATAGTTTCTGTTTTTAATGTTTGATTTATACTGTCTACTCCAGAAAAACCTCTAAAGCATCCAATAAAACTATTTTCTGTTTTTGAAGAATAAAATATTATTTCATCATTAATCTTAAGTAATCCATACTTACTAGGAAATCCAATTGTATGAGTAACATTGATTACATCATCAAATGCTAGAACCTTTTGAGTTAAAACACTTGGGTAAACTGCAGAAAAGAAGGTCTCATTATCATATGAAGACAATGATTTAAGTGAATCTACATTAACACCTAAATCTACTATACCAGTTGGATGTTCTTGTGATATATAATATCTGTCTAAAAATTCTTTAAATAAAGGAGATTCCCCATTTAAAAATTCTGGAATCTGTGCTTCAATAATATTTTGGATTCTGACTCTCTTAATTTCTGACATTTTATCTAATATAATCTCCGTTTGAATAGCTTGATGTTACAATATATTCTGTTGCAGAAGTATTTTCACCTGAAGTAATCTTATCTTCAACCATATTTACAACTAAGTTGCTAATACTTAGATCTAAATATATATCCTTCAATGCAATGACATCATTTGACTCTGGAATTGCTTGTACTTCAATTCCATTTGTTGAAACTGTTGATGTAATGTTCACAACATCTAATAAAATTTCACCTTTATCATAATGAATCACACCTGCATTATTTTTGATGATAAATGGTAAATTGTCTTTTAATACAAAAAAGAAAATTGTACCTTTTTTATCATCAATGGGGACATCACTCATATAAACAGTGCCATCAACGTTCAAAATATTAAATCCTGTAGATTTTATATTATAACCACGATTGTCTAGTAGATTATTTCTTTTTATATGAAATGCATTACCAAAACACAATTCATAAGTTGCAAATTTATTAAATTCTGGTTGAAGATCTCTTCTAATCTTTATTTTTGTAATATTGGAAGTAACTGATGTACTTACGTTATCAATTAATGATGTCAATTTACTATATTTAAATCTTCCTCCAAAATTATTTAATTCATATGAAGAACCATATTGTGTAATTGTATCAATAATCTTTTTCCTAACATTTTCAACCTCAGAAATTGCACTTCTATCATAATAAGCACTAGTGTTTATTTCAACATAGAGATATTTGAGGTCAACAATTTCTGGTTTAATTCCTGCAATTGTATATTGTTTTAATTTATTTTTAATTTCTTCTTTAGTTATTTTTGAAATATATTTTCCATTTCTTGGTTTAATTGATATAAAAACTTTTCCATATTGTGGTGGATCCAATTCATCACCACCATAAGCAGTAACAGATTCAACATTGGGAAATATTGATGGAATTAATCCTTTATAGTCATTTGCAGTAACTGCCCTAAATTGTGATGAATATACTCTAGGTGCAATATATTTAATGGAATCTATTTTTTCAATGTCATCTCCATTTTCTGATGGAATATTTGTTGTAATTAAAGAGATTCCATTGGTAATTTTATTACTGTTATTATCAACTAAAATTCCACTAAAGGTAAAGTTCGCAGATCCATTTGCTTGTTTTCCATTTGTAGTAATATAACTTACATAAACAGAACTTCCAGAAATTGGTCTTCTTCCAAATATATTATCTCCGAATAAAATCTGATATTTCTCATCTTCTACTTCTTGAACTAAGAAAATTTTAGAATTTTTATTAACATTTAAGATATTATCAAACTTTGTATATTCTTCATTAGTAATATCAGTAACAAAAACCCTTATTAACTCGGTATCAACGTCGGCATTTGGAATAATAAACTTTTGATTTGGTTGATTATTATCTACAATAAAACTTTTTGTTAAGAATCTTCCTTCGTAAATTGAAATATTATTGAATCTCGCAATTCCCTGATTATCTACAGGAACCGTAATGTCTTCTGGAATGGAAAATACAAAATTTCCTGTTTCAAGATTTCCTAAACATACAACACCAGACCTTAATGTAACTGATTTTACATCTAAAAATCCTTCAGTATCTACTGTAAAACTAATTTGTGCTCTAGATGCTCTTTTTGATCTAGGAACATATCCAATATTTCTTGCAAGTGAAACTACATTTTCTCGTAAAGTTGCACTGTCCAAAAATGATTCATTCACTGCCATATTGGTGTTATAGGCAGTTATATAAGAGTTATAGGCAAGAATATCAATTAATACAGAAAAATTAGAACCTTCATAATCAAAGTCAGTAAATTCTGTATTGGTTCTTAGGTAATCTTTTATTTGAGATCTAATGTCCTCAAAATCTAGATTAGTGAATTGATTTATTGCCATTATGCTCTAGTTGGTTGTAAGATAAACTCTATATTTTGTCTTGGGAATCCCTCACCAACAATATCATAGACAATGTTTATATTTAATTCATATAAATCAGGATCATCACTAATATTAATTTGTCTAACCTTTATTCTTGGTTCAAAATTATTAAGTAATGTTTTAATTTCATCTTCCAATACAATAGATATCCCAATTGTATTAAGTTCAAATAGTGAATCATTAATTGTTGAACCAATTAATGAATTAAAAAATCTCTCACCTACAACTGTTTTTACTAAATTAGTGACAGATTTTTTAATTGCATCTTCATTTTTAATTGGTAAAATATCATTTGTCACAGGATGCCTAGCAAAAGACAAACTAATGTCCTTAAATGCTCTTGAAATCCTTGCTGCCATTAAAATAAAAAGGTATTTTATATATCTATAAGACTTTTTAGACTATTTTTCCGTAACTTGGTTCTGTTCCATATTCCCAATCATCATAATCTTCATCATTTCTAATTTTTTCGTGCAATTCTGTTTGTCTTTTCAAATTATGCCTCGAAATATTTGGTTTTTCATAGTCGGTAACTAATTTCTTAGTTCCCCACATCTCATACATATAGTTCTGATCTCTATCAACGGGTAAATTGGACATTTTAGCTCCTGTTTTTTGGTAAAAACAGAACTTTTTTTGGTAGGAGGTTGCTATCTCCCCTACAAATATTTAACGATGCAAATATCTGAGGTTATAATTATCTGAATTTAAATATTTCAACAATTCCAATGCTATTAATTTGGGATTTCCTGGTCCACAAGTATAAACATCAATAGCAACACATCCATTTTCGGGCCAAGTATGGCACGATACATGACTCTCTGACAGTGCTATGACTATTGTGCAACCTTGTGGGTAGAAACAGTGCTGAAACGTGTTTAAAATGGTCATTCCTGCACGTTCAATGCCTTGTTTCATAACTCCTTCAAGAGTTACCGCATCATTGAGTAGAGAGTATTCTACCCCGTATACCTCCAACAGGAGGTGATTCCCCATTGAAAATCTCTCCAATTCACAAAATCCTCCTATTTTCTCCGAAAAACTATTTATTTTAGATAAAATCCCTTTCTTAGATAACCAGAATCCTCTATATAACTTAATTTTGAGTCATTTTTTTGCCTATCATCTTCCCATACAGGAATTGCAACTGTATTTCCGTATCTAAAATTAGGATTTTGTCTTGTGTGAACCTCAATTAGGTTTCCATCAATAAATTCACAGTTAATCCAATCATAATTTCCCTTCAAATTTTCTAAAATTGAAGGGAATTCAATCGTCTTATCAATTTTTTCCCATTTTTGCCACTTATATAAGGGGTCATTCTCATCTTTAGTGCCTTTTACTACTAATTTTGGTTCTTGATGATAGTAATCAATACTCAAATGCTCTCCTTTGAACACTTCACACCAAAAATTAGAAGGATGAAAGTGCTCTGTGTCCTTTTCTATCCACACAATTTCAGCAAACCGACCCATTCCAAGGAAATTTATCGCAGGTCTAACAATATAAAAGTCGGGTTTAGGAACTGTAGATCCAATTGGACCACATTTATATCCCAATACCCGACTTAATTGTAATTTATTGTATATCCACAAGTCGTCATAATGAATTGCATTCCATTCATCATCAACTTCTAGATGATACATTTTACTTATTCTCTTTTTTATTATCTGGATGCTCTTGTAAATGTGCTGGTTTACCAGCAACCCAACCAAAAACTTTCGGTGCAGAAGTAGAAGTGGTTTCTTCTGAAGTTTTTTTAGTTCTTGCCATTACCCCTTTCCTTGCCCACGATACTTTTTACGTGCCTTATTACGACTCGTTGCACTGTATTTAGTATTCCGACCTGCACCTTGAAGAGTCAGCTTGGGTTTGGATTCAACTTTTGCTCCACCTTTTGCACTCTTTTTCACTGCCATTGTAATAATCTCCTAGTTGGTTTTTGTTTACGGTTTTTTTAAACGGTTTTTTCAGAAGGACTTAAAATGCCCTCAGAAGACTTTGAAATCTCCATAAGGGCATCCTATCAAAAAGATCAGAGAACGTCAAGAAGACGGTTCTGAAAGGGACTCAGATGATTCTAGTCTTCTCGTGTCCAACACGAATCTTAGGATCACACCAAATCTCATAACCTGCTTCTTTTGCATCAAGACAGAATGAAACATCCTCTCCGCACATATCCTGAACTTCTCCTGAGTCAAATACCTGCATCTTGGGAGCAAACCAAGGATACTCCAAGTTCTCAAAGACTCCCTTCTTAATCAGAACCCAACCAAATCCAGTGTAATCCACAGTGAATGGTTTGCGACGGTTTTTCATCGTCTCTAGAGTTTCGTGATTCATCACTCCACCATTGTTCTTAAAGTCATCTTCTTCAAGCCAATGTGCAACGGATGTAGTCATTCCATCCTCAGTGCAATACCAACCAGCAGCAATATCCCGATCCATTGCTACAAGACGATAGAACTTCTCAGTATCAAAGACAATATCACTGTCAATCCAGAGTTGATAATCATAATTAAGTTTACCATCCCAAGGAATCTGCTTCGGACCTCTGAGAACATTTGCTCCAAGAACTTTGCATCGTGCAAAGTTTACCATTGAACTATAATCTTGTGAAATCTGAATACTCGCACCTGCTTGTACCAAATCAAAACACAATTGAACAAAATTTTTCAAATATGTATATGATACTCCTCTTCCTGGAAGACAAAATACAATTGACTTCCCTCGAATCATTTCCCTTGCTGTTGCAATATCAAACTCATCTGCACTCTTATTTACAATAGGTGCATTTGCTTTAACTGTAAATCCTTTTGCCATAAAAAATAAATTTCGACGTTAACATTATACCACTACAAATCAATCATTGCAATGGGTCTTCTTGATTATTTAGAACTATTTTGATATCCTCATTGTTTCCACCAGAAGTCCATACAAGACCCCTGACCTGATTCAACATCCCATCTAAATCTTCTGGATTTACTTTCTCAACGATTGTTATACCATTGACTTCTATGTTATACGTATTCATCAGATTCTTCTACCTTGAAGAGCAACTCTTCCAGTTCCTCTCTTAGGGTTATATTTGAATTTACTGTCTTGTCCGTCTCTAGTCGATACTGAATGCACTCAATGAGCATCTCTTTCTCTTCCTCTGTAACTTCTAACATCTCCTTTCAGTTTATTTCTTTTCCAATTATATATCAACCTTTGAGGATTTTTTTCCCCTCCGGAAAAATTTTTGTATTCCTTGTGCCCCAAATCTCATAAGTTCTACGAGTACAATTCCGAGGTATTCTAACTCTTCCTTATGGGTGGTTCTCGTACTTATGCTTTTTTTATTTTTCCGCATGAACTTCCTTTCTTTATTGCACTATATAAACTTTTCGCAAAACTCTTTGGGTTTTTTGTTTTTGTTCTTTTTTGAATCCATTCCCAATTTACTGTTATCCATTCAGTTAAATTTACACCACTATAAATTTTACCAGTCATCATATCTACAATTTTGAATTCTTTTGCTGTAATTCTAATCATATTCCCTTTTCTGGAAATCCATCTTAGATTCTCTGCATGATTATTCAATTTATTAGAGTCAATGTGATCGATTTCTGTAAGGTTCTCTGGGTTTTCTACAAAACACTCCGCAATTAATCTATGAGTATAATATTTGATTTGTTTTGTGGTTCTCCCCATCTCATCCTTCAGGGAAATATTCACAGACATATATCTGTCCTTTGGATTGCTCCCACCCCTCGGATTTTGATTTATTTCTCTCAGTTCCCCCCTCTCAGAGGAACATCCCTTTACTCCTTTGATGTATTTCTTATACCACTCAGTGAAAACTCTTCCATCCTCAGAGACATAATACCCATCGAACCTTGTGGGTAAAATTTTTTCTCGGAAAATTTTTTTATTTTTCATTGAATAATTCAAGGTCTCTGGGTAAGGTTTATAGATTAGGGTAGTAGGGCACTTTTACTTTTAGGGGGGGGGGCATCGGTTCTTTATAATAATACCCAACAATCGCAAATCACTGTCAATTAGAATTAAACAGCACTGTTTTATTCTTATAACGAACAATAACGAATAATAATATACTATACTGGGTATAAAGAATAAAAAACTATTACCAGGGTATTAGTGATAACGAAGGGGCACACATAACGAATTAAGTGTCACTGTGCGATTAGAATAGAAAACCCTACCCCAGGTATGACTATAGGACGAATCATCCGAGTTGTCAACACATAAGGACGAAACATAAAGGACGAAACAGTACTGCTTGATTCTTATATAAAACTATACCTAGGGTATTATACCTGTGGAAAACTCTTATACTTTTTCCACAGCCCTGTGGAAAACTATTGTGGAAACTGTGGAAAACTTTATATCGACCCCTGTGCAATTCTTATAAGTCCTAGGTGTTTATAACGAATTCCCTCTCCTCCCGCCCTATAAATCTAGCACGAATGGCATAAGACTCATAAGACGAATAGACAGAGCACGAAGTGTCCTTGGACGAATGAAACTCACGAGTATTATGAGTCTTATGGACGAACAAATAAAAATCCTCCGAGTCTCATAAGACGTATGAGTTTCTTTGAGACCCATTGCTATAACTCATCATACACGAACTTGACATAAGAATCAAAACGTGCTGGGGAGTTATAGTGTGCCAGTTTGGGAGGTGGAAAAATGCTCTTGACTTTTCTGGGGTTTTATGATACAATGCACGCTTAGACGGCAATAAAATCACATAATAACAGGGTATAAGAGAAGGTTTTCCAGACGATTAGAAGAACTAAAAGAGGTATAACACATAGTTTTCCACAACCCTGTGGAAAAAGAACAAAACACACATATATGTTTTTTAATACATTTTTTTTAATTATCTTTTTTAACGATAATACATTAAAATAGATTATTTTACCTTATTCATCTCTGTTTCTACTGTATAAAACATACCGATTACCATAAGAGATAAAGAAACTGATAAGGTAATAGAGTTGAATATACTAGGAAGAATCGGTATTGATTGCTTCATAGTATTAGGTATTCAGTTCTACTTGAGCAGAGGTGAGAGAATCAATGATTTCTTCGCATAAGTCATACTCATCAGTATTGAAATCAGAAGTCATTTGCTCTAGACAATAAAGAAGCAATTCAATCTGATCTTCATTTAACCTAACAAATGTTTCTTTCATTGTATTAGTAAGATGCTGATTCAAGTGTAAGATTTTCTTTTCTTGAGAGTTGATCTACTTGATGAGACATTTCATCTCTTACACTCTTGTAAATTGTTTCATAAATTGAATCATAACAATCTAGATTGATAAGAACTTGTTCTGCTAGTTCATCAGTATAAGGATAAACAATTTCATTACGATTGTAATCATAATGTGCCAAATCTTCTTTTATGTTCTGTGTAGTATAAATGACTGAGAAGATTGTTTCATTTGGATCAAGTTTTTCAAGTTGATTGATAACGTCTTTGACTGTTTGTTTCATTTACTTAGATTGATGAGTTCTTTTTGAATGTTAAGGACTTCTTCTTTGTCCTCACAGTTGAATAGATCTACAGGAGCAAACTCAGAAATGTTGATGGAGTTATCACTGTAGATAGGAGCATAATACAACTCTTGAGAATCAGTGTCAAGAGTATAAATGCAGGAATGGTTTTCTTTTTGAAGAATAATCATTTGATGGAGTTCAGGATAATGAGAAGTTCTTTGCCGTTAGTTGCTTTAGATAGCAGTTGAAGTTTTTCTTTGTTCTTCATTTTAGAATTCATCAATGACTGAGTAGTTGTCAACATCAATCTCTTTCAAAAGAGTTGTGTATGCTTGAATAGATGCTTCAGTGCAATTATGGTCTTTCAAGTCTTGAATATAATACTCAAGTGCCTCGATTAACATTTGAGTGCGATTTGGTTGTTTCATTTTAGTTGCTCATTACTTTTTCAAAGAGTGAATCATATGATTCTTGGTCTACACCATCAGGAATACCAACATCATTAAAGAATCCAATCAGAGATTGCAATACTTCAAGTTCTTCAGGAGTGAATCGGAAAATCAATTCAGTCATTGATAAAAATTAGGCACCCAGAGAAGTTCTACTGATTCATGATGTTGTTGAAATACTTCTTGCCACTCCATAAAAATAGCACTTGCATTTGTCTTATCTTTTTTCTTCTTGCTCTTTGTCAGTTTAATCATTCTCTTTTCCATCTGCAAAAGAGTCTTTTCTGCTTGACGATTCAGTTTCTCTTTATTCATTTTGTTTTTACGATTTTAGCAGGTGAACCACAAGACCGATAAAAATCTACCATTCTCTGTGCTTCTTCAACATCAGGAAATGATTGAAACCTCCACTCACAATCGTTGTAAGGGACTTGATAAGTAATCTGGACTTGCTTTTGAATATACATGCTCACTTGCTCTGCGAAATCATAGTTTTAACTTCATCAAAAGACTTACATTGTCCTGCTTTAATAGCATTGAGCACATTGTAAGTCACAAAACCGCAACGTTCAGTGTGAGGGTCACAGATTGCATAACCAGGTTGTTGAGTCTGAACGTCGAAAACAGTTTTAATCAGCATTGATGTTTTTTATGTGGGACAGATGGAAAGAAAGAAAGAACTATTGATAGAATCGGTTCTTAATTTCATCACACAAACTCTTGAGTTTGCGAACATCAGAAATATATGCTACATCAGGATGATAATGATCTTCAAAACTTGCATAACCAAGAACATCAACAATGTCCTGAACAGTCAAATCACCGTGCTCTTGCAACTCACATTCATCAAACTGATTAAAGTATCGAGTCAGAAAGAACAGAGCATCAGAGTAGATAGTTTCAGTGAGAGTTTGAGTCATTGTTGGTAAGAAAGAAAAAGGAAGGAAAGAGAAAGAACTACACAAGAGTCAGAGCATCTTTCTTCTGTTTGGGGTTTTGAACTTGCTTTACCCAAGCAGACTTGCGATAAGAACCAACTTGCGAAGGAAGTTTTTGCTTACCCTGAACCTCATTGATAAGAGAAATGAAATTGATGAAGAATTGCTTTTCCATTCGTTGAGCAGCAGTCATCTTAATTCAAATAAACAATGGGTCTTGGGTGGGACAGGCACCCCTGCTCCCTCCACCCTCTTAATATAGCACCTTTTGAGCACCGTGCTCTTTTAGTGTGCCAGTGCTACAGGTGGCACATGGTATCAGAGACTCACCTTGAGACTATGATTCTTTATCCCAATGATGCTTCCAATCATAATCCTCATAATATCCACTCTTTACAATATCATTATAAACAGTGGGAAGATTGTGAATCTTTGCTTTATCCCTATTTCGAAGTTCTACTTCATTATCGTGAATGAGAGTTTCAAGTTGCTTGATTTCATTAAATGTCTTTGGTCGTCGATATGGGTAATAATCAGAAGAATTACCGTTTCGTTGTGTTTTAGACATTGGTTTTTCCTTTTGTTAATTTAGGTCAGAGTTGAGACAGCACCCACATCATTGCAGAAACTTCGTGTTTAGTATTCCATCCACTTACATCCTCAGTCAGATTACCATTCGGTCGGAAGATACCAACTTCATAAGTTTCTTCATCAATTCTACCATACAATCCAGGACCAGCAACTACACTAATCTCCCAATCATTCTCAAACTTATGCCTTGCAGCAATCGCATTCGGAATGTTGTGCGGTTCAAACTTCAGAAGATCAAACATCGGAAAAAAAAGATAAAGAACTCAACCGAACAGTTTAGCACAAACAGGACCAATTCCCATCTGTACAGAGAGAGGGTCATTCAGAGTGCGACCACAAATAGAGCAAGAACCAGATTCGTGCCCATAAATCTTTGCGAGTTGCAGAAGATTATCATTGGCATCCTCCAGCAGATTCTTTACATCCTCACTGACATTACCTTTCAACTCACCATTTTGAGTAATCTTACCAACGTATTGGTTGTTTTCAAACAAGTAAACACAACCGATATTTGCACCCTTATTCACAGTGGAGAGAGTAATACCAGGCAGTCGGACTTGAAACTTGGTCTTGCGATTCTTACCTGCATCATATATTTTCTCCACCAGGTTAATATATTCACCCTTCTTTGCAGGAGTTTGAGAATCAATCACACTTTGAGTTGCAAGATAGTGCATCCAAGCAATTTGCTTTTCGGACACTTTCTTCTTCTCAACCAGACTCATTGCAAAGTTATTATACGACATTTGCTGACGCAGATAATTCCGCACATCATTCACATCAGTGAAAGCAGAATCAAAATTGATTTCTTGACCTTGCTTTTCAATCGTGAAAGAAGTCATAAAGAATTAACAATGGGACTCAGGTGGGACAGTGCGACCTGCTCCCTCCACCCTCTTAATCTACCAGAAAAAAGTGCCAGTGCCCGTTTAGTGTGCCACTAGAATAAGTGGCACATCCCAACACTAGACTCACACAGTCTGATGCGACAATGCAAACTTCACAATTTCAGTGCGATTATTCTTATATTCAAGAATCAAATCTACAATCGCATCAATATCATCTGGATTGGGTTCTTCATCACACTCATCTTTTGCAAGTGCAGTAAAAATACTCGCAATCTCAAAGTCTGATTCAAACAGAATGTTCCGATGATTATCAATCTC